GTGTAATGGTCGTAAATATCTACAAGTCCTTCATTAGAATAAATAAAGTTATTCCCCTCTCTACTCATATCAGACATTCTCATTTCGTAACTAGTAGAAAAGTCTGCTACTTCCATATCTCAAATATCAAAATTGTTTCCTTTGAGCTTCCAATCAGGTATTCTTCTTTCAATACCTACGAATCTTTGGTAAGAACCTTTCTGGCATTTAGGGTCTGGAATAACTGTATCTGGTGGTACAAGTTGTGAGTATGGTTGGTTCTCATCTTCATCGTACATATCCATTACTTCAACTGCAATTCCATAGTATCAGTTATCTATAATAATCTGGTCTTTTATATCTTTTCTATTTGTATCAATGTAGTCGTACTTTGCTACAAGATTAGCATTCTCACATACTTCTTTTCCAAGAACTCATTCATCAGATACAAAAGTAACATCAATATCATCGGTAAGAAATGTGGCGCGTTCAAAGTCTACATTCTCTTTTACGAGATCTATCTTAATTTTGCCATCTGGAATCTTCTCTTCTAGTTTGGATATCTCGCTCTGTACTTCTGTTCTCCAAACTCTTACGTGTTGTTCACCTTGTGAGTATTCTCGTTGTACTTGTCATAATAGTTTTTCTTGTAAGTCTAGTAGGGACATAGTTTTTTTATTAGGTAATTTTAGTATATGCAAATTTTATCATTTACAAATATTTTTAATCCTCCCTTTCATAGGATATTGATTTTCTATCATTCTGTACTTCGCTTATCTTCAAACAGGCAGATAGAGAGTCTATTATATCGTCGTGTTTTCAATTAGGGAACTTTAGTAGTTCTAGTTCTAATTCTTTTATTTTGTTATGATACTTCGGGTGTATGATACTAGCGTTTCAATATCTCGGCTGTAGAAGTGTTCTGATTCTTGCGTTCTTCTCTCACATTGGGGTAACTTCAATCAGGTTGAAGAATATGTTTTTAATATTCATTTGTTTTCGTATCTCAAGGGCAAGCATTTTCTGGTATGCAACAACTTCTACACCTATGGATATAGGCCTCCATTTCAGGTAAGTTGAAAATACATTGGTTATTATATCGGTTGGGCTCATTCTATCATGGATAATATCCAGAATATAAATCCTATTGTTCTGGTCTATTCCAATAGTTACTATAGCTGTGAAGTCTGCATCTTGCTTATCGCTAATTGCAGGGTCGACAAAAGAGTATATTTTTAAATTATCAGGTGCTTTTTCGTAATACTGAAAGTAATCTCGTTTAAAATCTCATCCTCATTCATTTATAGGGTCTCACATATACAAAGCCTGAAAGTCTCTTTCTCACATGACTCATCGTTTCTTTTGTATGAAGTCATAAGGGAAACGCTCTGGAAAGATTGTAGTATCTCAAGTAATAACAGGGATATTTATAACTTCCCATTCATCTCATTCAAGTGCAAGAATACGTCAAAATAGGTCATCTTCTCACCACCTTGTCATTACTCAAATCTGTACAGAATCTTTATGTAAGCGAGAAAGGAAAACAGAAGTATACCAATCCCAAGTGTTATTTCTTATCGTATCAGATTCATACTCTAATCTATCTTTGTGTACATCGTCTATAATACCTATGTCAATAGGTCTTCATGTAAGACTTCATCAAACTCATACTGCATAATAACCTCATCATTCTGCTAGTGTATATTCAAATGCTCAGTTAGTAGTGAAGTTTAATTTTGTTCATAACGCTTGGAATTGTGGTCATTCCACTATTTGTCTTGCTTTACTTAAATGGGTCTTTGCAAGGTCTCATGAATACGAGGCAGAAACAATATATTGAGTTGGATCTTTTAGGTGTGCAAATATTGGAAATCTTTGCGTAGCTATTGTACTCTTTCAATGTTGTGGAGGAACTGAAATCATTATTTTCTTCTTTCATTTTGAAAGTACAGATTCAAGAGCATCTGTTAATATCTTATGGAATGGCTTAAATACATATCATTTTCATTCATGTCAGTAAAAGGGATCTACTTGTTGAACAAAATAATCTAGCCTTCTTCTAGCTAGTTCTCTAAATACAAGTTCTTTTTGGGCTTCTTCTTTTGTTATCATACCATGTTTAGAAGTTCATCATCACTCATTTGTTTTACGGCATTTACTTTAAGTTCTCATTTAAGCTTAGTATCTACTTCTGTTTTTAATGAAAATTCATCACGACTCTTTCTTTCTAACCAGTCTTTACTTGCTGTGTAATCTTCTCATTCAATCTTTTTATACCAATTGAGTTTAGCTTGTATATTAGGTTGTTTCTTTAAAGTCTCTTTTCGCTCTCAAAATTCAGGATGTTCTTCACAATATCTGTAAAGTGTTGCAGGAGAAATATTCGCGTATAGACTTGCTTCTACATCTGTAAAGCTCCTTGCAAAAGCAAACTCTAATTTTGCGAGTACATCTTCCGTTATTGCTTCAGGTCTTCATGCTGTCATATTTACATAGTTAATGCCTTTTCAGTATCAATTCATCTATAAATTCTTGCTGATAAAGTGTTATAATTTATTCACAAATCTCTTGCCCATTCACTCATTGTTTTAGTAACTCATTTATAAGTTAAATTATGATTTGTTGTTTTATTATTCTGTTGAGAAATATTATCAATCCATCTACAGTTTTCTTTGCAGTAGTTTCGATTTACATCTATTCTATCTAGTGTTAGTCAATTATCAAAAGAAATTCACATATCTCTATAGAAATCCTCAAAGCTATTCCATTCACATTTTATTCCTCTTCATCAATATGAGCTATATCGGTTATTGTTTCTATTCTCACACCGTTCCTTCATTCTCCAATATCTCATATATATTGGGCTACGAGATAATCAATGTGTTATTCTCCAGTCTCCCATAATTATTTTTTAGTGTTACGTTCATTATATTCTTTTATTGCTTTTTTCAAGCTTTCTGGACTATGTTTTGTTTTAGCAAGTTCTTTCTGCATTTCTCTGTACTGTTGGAATAGAAGTTTTTGTTCTTTTTCCTTATTCTTTCTTTTCTTTTCTGTTTCTTCTATAGCCTTTAGAAAGGTTTCTAGATAAGCTGGTATATGTTCATCCTTAAAATCTTCTGGTAGGTCTTTTATGAATCACCATTGGTGTTTACCTATTGTATCTGAGTAAGCTATTTCTAGACATAGGATAGGATTTTTATCTTCATCTACTCGAATAGTTACATGATGTTCTAGTATTTTTACTTTCATAGTTATTATAGTGTTTTGCGAATAATTGCAAGTGTTATTCGTTAGAGTGGTTTATCTATTTGATTTCAGCCTTTTTAAAGAATCTATTACATCTCACATTAATTCTGTTTCTTCATCATTGAGGAAAGCGTAATTATGTATTCTCACGCAATCTTCTATAATTTCATCTATTCGAATTTCATTAGCTTGATTTTCCATAGTTATCTGGGTTATTGAGATTATCGAGTATCTTGTCTATTTGGATTCTAATACTAATCCTATAGTTTTATCTAAAACAGAATCAATCCTATAAAGCTCATCGTGAATTTTATCTGTCTGTTTACGAGAAGTATCATATAGTTCAAACAAGCAATTCATTATTGCATCGTTGTTGGAGGGATTCAGAGAGTATTTCTCTATAAATGCTTGGTAAGCTTCTTGCTTATCTTCTGTGGGTTGTAAAGTTTCTGGCATAGTTAGTATAGTTATGGATTGGTCAAAGAGTCACATTATTTGAGGAGTAAAAATATTTTTCCAAGCTTTCTATCTATGATTCTATATTCTATATCTTCTTCTGTTACTCATTCAGGAAGTCAGTGTGTTTTTCTCTGTCTTGGTTTTATTTCAGCTTCCCACCAATTAAAACGTCTCATTCCTGACTCTAGTTTTTTTATGTATTTTTCCTGACTTTCAATGCGTTTTAATTGAAGTTCAATAATCTCTTTGTCATTCATATTTCTTGTGGTTATTATACAAATCAAAATGATTTACCTTCATCACAAACCTGTTCCCATTCTTCCCAAGTCTTTCAGCTTTTATGTAGAAGCTCTATTGCATCAATCATGTTTACTTCTTTTCCTAAATGCAATGAATACACTTCAGATAATTTGTTTGCATACGCTAGGTGTTTTACTAATTCTTCATCCATATTTATACTGGTTATTATATCTAAAAGTGGTTTTAATTCAAGTTATTTATGTGTTCTATCAAGATTCTCTATGTAGTGGTCAAGGTCTGCATTCGGTACACTATCATCGTCTAGTAGGCTGTTGAGTTCTAGCCTGTATCTAGCAAGGAGTGGTTCAGTAAGTGTAGGGTATTTCTGGAGAAGCTTTTCTGTTGGAGTTCCAGATACTATGTCTATAGATAGTGATTATATTCAGGCCTGTAGTGTATGATCCTGAGTATTGACTACAGAAGACACCCCCAGTCTGTGCTAAAATAGCAACCTGGAGCAAAAGTCATGTAAGCATATATTGGTTTGTACAATCTTGGTGTAGATTCATATTATTAAAAATCAATGTTAGAATTAAATTCCAATAACTTTATATACTGGTCATCTGTTAAATTCATTTCAAAGTATGAACGATTGAATTGATTATCGCAGTAAAATATAACTGTTTTTTTATTCGGGTTTATAGCGTAGGATTGCATATTATTTTTTGTAAAAAATTATTAATTTCACCAATTATCCGTAATAGTCATGTATGCTATCCAGCATATAACTCATAATATTATTGCAATGTTTATTTTTTTATCCATTTTTATTTTTTGATATAGGTTATATAATTGAATTTTCTCTGAAATTTCAAACTACTACATATTCTCTATTACTGATATTTGAGTCTATATAATATCATCAATATCATATAAATTCAAATCAATGAAAGTTTTTTTGATAATCAACTCGAAATACTTTTCTTCATTTTTGTATTCAAGTAGTTATACGGTATCAATCGGATAATATAGTATCATCTGTTGGATAGATTGACGCTAGTGCCTCAACTAAATCTCATTCGTATATTTCAATTCAATTTTTATCTTTTATTCAAATATATTGTTCTAAGTAGTAATCATCATTATCTCATAATGGATAATCCCAAAAAATTCTACTAATAGATAAATCTACAATTCAAATGTATTTATTATATTTTGTATCCCATGCCCTAAATTTTATCTCTCTCATATATATAAAAGTTAAGAATAGATCTGAGCTTGTTCAATAGTACAAAGTCCTTTACTTTCAAGATCATATACTTTTCGTTTTTGATCTATATCCATCTTGCGAATCTGTTTTGTAGAGTAGTGAGTCATACAATAAAAAAGTTACTATTTTGTCTCCAGCTGGTAGACTAGAGACGAGATAATAACTTCTTTAGTCGCTACCAGACGACATACGTATTATATGAATTTCTGTATTTATTGCAAATAAAAAGTTTTGACTTATATAAAATATATATATAATGACCTTACATCTTGTTGTGTCTGTCTCTTTTTAGCTTAGTGATGTTCGTTGAAAAGAGGTAGACACAGATATAGCAAGACGAATAATCCTCCCTGAACATCACTTCAAAGGGGGGATTTTTCATATATTCGAACCTCTCACGAGGATGTACTGCTAGGGACTGATAGATATGACCTAGAGAGTAAATACCTAGCCACCGAGTTTAAATAATGCTAGCACCCACTATCCAACGAAGCGATGCCCTCAGGGTAAGTAAGTTAACTCTCAACCGCCACTAGCTTGATTAAGACTAGGAAAGAGTATAAACATGGTACTAGTAAGCTCTCAATATGTAGCCGAAGAAGTCTTCTATGAAGGGGGATATAGGGGGAAGTGTATCTAAGGAGCCATCACCCAACTTCCTCGCTCGCCTCTTGGGTAAGTAATAATAAAAGATTTGTAAATAAAAAATCCCCGTATTTCATGGGATTATTATCACCTCGCTTATTCTTTCGATCCGCTACACTCATAGAGCTGTGCGTTCCGAGGATTAGCTACATTCAATGTTACTCGAAGAGCAGAAGTATTATATCTGTTTTATGTAAAAATCAATAAAAAAATCACCCCCGCATCCGCAGTGGTGAAATATTATTAGTACCCCTATACTATGTCTGTAAACAATATTGTATAAGAGTGCATACGATGTATAACCATTTCAGATCATACTCTAATTCTTCAGGGTGGTATGCTTTCTAAAGAATTGTAGCTTTATAATCCTGTCCTTACAGAGACGGAATAGCTTATGTATTTAGTATATCTATATTTTTTATTTTACAAATAGATTTGATTTCCCTATAGTATTCTATATAATGGAATGGGAGTTATGGCAGAGTGGCTATTGCAATCCAAAAAGTTATAACTTGTAACGAAGTAAGATGCCGAAGGGCAATGTGCAAGGTTCGAATCCTTGCTGACTCCTTATCCGAGAGTATGTGCGTAATGGTAACGTATACCGAAAGGTAATTATAGGTTCAAGTCCTATTGCTCTCTATTTTTAATATAACTGATTATTGCTTTTGCCATCAGCCTTGAATCAGCTGATGAGTTTGCGGAAGCTATTAACCCAAAAAATATGGGTTGATGGCGAAGGTAATAAAATAACCATAAACTTATGAAAACACCACAAGAACTATTTGACGCAGTAAAAGAATTTATAATAAAAGAGCAATCTAATGAAAATTGGACTGTCTATAAAATGGATGTTCCAAAAGAAGAACACATTGATATTATTATGCTGAAATGAAAAGGAAAGAAAGAATTTGATAAACTTGTAAAAGAATATATATGATCAGTCGCTACAAAATAGATATCCTTTACTCCTCTGACAACGATAAGAGAGAGCTTGAGCCGTACTTAGATAAAGCTATACACGACTTCGCTACGAGCTTGAAAACACTTAATGCAGGGGAACTAACAATTACAAAATGATAGATAAAATACTAGAAATCCTTGAAGACTCAAAAACAGTATGTTATGAGAAGTTTCCTCGTGATCCTAAAGAATGAGAACCTTACTCACTATCTGCTGTACTTTGTATATCTCCTACTTGTATAGATAGGATTAAACAGCTTTATAAATTACCAATTAACGAAGAAGTATAATGAAAATAACAGAACTAAACACTAAAATGGCACAAGGGAATATCTATTGATATACTGACGATCAACTTTTAGAACATCGCTACGAACTAAAAGAAGCTATTTCAGAGCTTGCGTCTCCATATAGAAAGCGTCTCACAAAAGTAAACCTAGAGATCACGAATAGGCGTTATCTAGCGAAGAAAGTATGAAAATAAAAAAATGAACAGCACTACTCGGAGATTGTAAAATGACATGAAACAATCAGAGTGGGAAAACTTAAAATCTAACATTAAAAAATATTTTATATGAGACTAACCGAACTACAAAATAGTACGGAGGTCGCAAATGGAATCGCTATACTTTGAGATTGTCTCGAAGTAATGAAATCCATTGATGATGCAAGTATAGATTGTATTATCTGCGACCCTCCGTACTGATAAATTGAACTACAGCTTGTAAATGGGATACTATTATTCCTTTTGATCCTATGTGGGAACAACTAAAAAGAATCATAAAACCAAATGGAGCTATTGTATTATTTGGAAGTGAGCCTTTTAGCTCAGCTCTCCGAATGAGTAATATTAAGAACTATAAGTATGATATTATATGGGAGAAGCCTAACCCAAGTAATCCGTTATTAGCAAAGAAAAGATTTATGTCTTTTCACGAAAACATTTCTATTTTTTATAAAAAACAACCAATTTATAATTCTCAAAAAGAAAAAAGACTTGAAAAAGACAAGCGGAAAGCCGTAAATAAACATTATAGCAAACCTGACATTTTAGGTGGTGAGGTAAGTATTGAGGCAATTAGTACAGATAGCGATTTAAAGCACCCTAGTTCTGTATTAAAATTCAATAGGCAACAAGGGTTCCACCCAACTCAAAAACCAGTAGCACTCATTGAGTATCTGATCAAAACCTACAGTTTAGAAAACGAAATAATCTTGGATTTTACATCAGGTTCGTGAACTACCTGAATCGCTGCACAAAACACCAACAGGCAGTTTATACTTATTGAAAAGGATAAAAATTACTATAATATTTCATTAAAAAGATTACAAGAAAATAAAGAAAGACTTGATAAGTTATCCAAAAAAGATATAATGTAAGTGATTTATATCTTAATGAAATAACTATGCCAAGATGAGTTTATGTAAGAAGTCCTGAACTGAAAGAAAAATTAAGAAACAATTTTTGAAACAAAGAATGATTTTCTTTTTGGGAATGAAAGTCTCGCTCAGAAGAAACAAAAGAAAAATTAAGACAGGCAAGAATATGAAGGAAGGCAAATGATGAGACTAAGAATAAAATGAAGATAGCAAGAATATGAAAAGTATCCTGAATGAAATGAAAAAAGCATTCAGAGAAGACAAGAAGTAAAATATCACTATCGTTACAATGAGAAAAATGTTATAAATGGAAATGATGAGTAAGTGATGAAAATAATATAATTAGACATTGAAGTAATATGAAAATATGGAGAGATAATATTTTTAATAGAGATAATTTCACTTGTAAAAAATGTTGAAAAATATGATGAACTTTGAATGCACATCATATACTGAATTATTCAAGTAATGAATATTTAAGATTTGATATAAATAATTGAATTACTTTATGTAAAAAATGCCATACACAATTTCATAAGATATATTGAAAATTAAACAATACATTAGAGCAATTAAATGAATATTTATAAATGAATGAGAAACAGTTTTAGACTTTACAGCGTGATCTTTTACAACCGCAGTAGCTTGTGAGAATACTAATAGAAAATGGATATGTATAGAGAAAGATGAGGGATATTTTAATATCTGAGTAGATAGAGTGAGCAAAGTAGTTGTACAAGAATAGAATATTTATGAATGAGTTGTATAAATGTGCAACTCATTTCTAATGGCTTACAGTAGCGGAAAGATAGGGATACGGAGTAAGAAAGTGTGAGAAAATGTGTGATTGCTATTGATATATTTTAATATAGTGATATACTGTTCTTACGTTCAGCACAAACATTCGGTACACGCTACTCCTCGAAAGAGAATGAAGACCGAAGAGGAACACAACAAAAAAACTAAACAGAATTTCTCTCACCATATAGGACTTTCCTTTTGTAGGATATACAGTTGCTATCGAGAGAGGTTCTAATTTACTTTTTTTACTTCTATATGTACGAATTTACTACAGCTTATCCTAATGGATTGCCAGACGAAAGAGAGCATACAAGACCTTGACTCCCTCTTCCAAAAAAAGAATACAAGCCTTCCATCTCTATAGAAACTGAAATAGCTTTCATAACTCTTCCAGTACGCAGGTTTTACAATAACTTTATTAACATTTAATATATGAAATACTATAGCACACCAATTACAGAGAAAGAAAGAATCTCTAATGCTCTTCTCTCGTTTGATGAGACAGAGTTTGATAGACTTATGCAATCTATTCATAAAGAATGGTACGATAAAGGATATGATAATGCTAAGGCTATGATGAATACTCCGCTTCCTTGGGATAAGTTTTAATCTCTAATATAACAAATATGAATATCAATACACACCGAAGAAATACTTTCTATAGATTTCTCCTTTCCGCTTCTTGCGCTATGATCCTTACATCTGGATTCTTCTGGATAACAGATACACAGGCTATGCAAACAAATGCAAAACTCCGAATAAAGACTTGTACAAATACTATGTATGGCTACAAATACTCTCCTACTCGTGAGGCAAATTGCAGACTTATATGGCTTCATGAAAGCTACCAAATTTTACCTACTAACGAATAAATATATGTCACACGTAGAAAAAAGATACAACGATCTCTTACATAAAATATCAACAGTACAAGAGAACAGAAACAATAAGTTTAAAAACCCAGATAGTATCCTTATAATTCTTTACAAGCTAGTAGACATAGTTGAGCCTCAAGTATGATTTATGAAAGCTAAAACTTCTTAATATGCCACTCTACGAAAAACTTTTCTTAGCTACATTTCTTTTATCTATTATTTTAATTCCAATAATGAAACTATAATGCAAGAACTATCACCAGAAGAGAAAGCAAAACAATTAGCTATTCTCGAAAAGCATAAACAGAATCTTGCTAGAACTACTTTATAGTGGTTTTATGGAGGTTTCTCCGTTTATAATTTTTTTCATTTATGCCAAATTTTCTTCCAGAGGGCTACGAAGCACCAAAATCTGTTTCATTTTATACAAAGTTTGAGGACGGAGAGCGAGTAAAACTTCGCATTCTTCCTTCATGACTTGAAGACAGAAATTGTATTACCTGATATGAATATTTTGAAGAGCAAGAAGACGGTAAAAAGCACCCTATTCGTTCTCATACTTCTATGAAAAATATAGAAGAAAAGCACTTTTGGGCATTTAAAGTTTATAATCATAATCTTGGAATCGTACAGCTTTGTTCTATCAAACAAAAAAGCCTTATGAAAGCGCTAGAGTGAGTTTTTACAAATGAAGACTATGGTGATCCACTTGGATATGACATTACTATATCTCGTACAGGTAAAGGAATGGATACAGAGTATTCTCTTGTTCCTTCGCCACCAAAGAAATTAGAAGCACGCTATGATGATAAAAATATCAATTGGAATAACTGGCTAAATGGAGAAGACCCTTTATCAGATACTGATATATGACTTCCTAGCCTATAAACTCTCGGCGAGTAAATATTAAGTTATTGCTCGCTGACTATTTTTAACTTTAGAAAAATGAAGCCCTTAAAAGAATATAAAACTGCTATTGATTTCATAAAAGACTTACCCCTTTATATGATATGAGGGAGTATGTCTCTTAAAAAGAGATGAATTATAGATCGAAAAATAGCAGATATTGATATAGTAGTTCCTTCTTATTTTTGGTGAGAATTTCTAGAGTTAGGCTATAAAGATGATTTTGAAACGAATAAATACTGAAATATAGTTCCAGACTGAATATTTATTTATTCTCACATATTTAATGACTGGAGTATTGATTTAATTTTTCGTAAAGATTTCCAAGACTTAAGATATGATATCATAAATTGATATAAACATTTGGACGTAGAAGAAATATTAAGACAGAAAAAGCATTTACTATCTCATTGGAATGGTGACGGAATTAGTAAACACAAGAATGATATAAAAAATATAGAAAACTACTTAAATAATAAACAAAAATAATATGCTACTATCCGACTGTTGAATCTTTAGTCCAAGCGTAGACGCTTCCGACAATCTTTGTTTCAAAATAAAAATGAAGAAATGAGATTGGAATGATGCTACTAAGGCTCTTATTTATAATACATACAACGAGTGAAAAACTCTTGATTTAGAAGTCGTATGACTCTCTGAAAAGACAGATGAAGATGAAATGACGAAACTAAGGGGTGATTTAGGATCTTTGATGAGTATTTATGCACAGAATGCTAAGATACCACTCCAGAGTGAAATAGATAGGCTCTATGAGCGAAATAATGTGTCTTCTCGTAGAGACTTAACAAGGGCACAATTAGACGAAGAGATTTCGAGGTATCGCGCGTGAGTAGATTTTTCTTAACTATTTATTTATGTTTTCACATAACATTGTTGCCGACAGTAAAGCTAAAGGGCTTGTAGACTACATAATCTCTAAGGGTCATGTTACTCTTCCAGAGCTTATGAGTCTTAGAATAAATGGAGAAAGACCAGCAAGTGTCTCTACCTATATATCTGACTGACGATCCTATGCTCGTAAGAAAGGATATGAGATAGTAAACAGCTCTATCAGAGGAAAGAGATTTAATTCACTTTATTACGCACAAGAAATATGAAAAGAAAAAAACTAGAAACAGTATTAGAACAGCAGAAACACGGAATTGCAGTATATGCAAATGGGCGATTGGATCAGTTTTTATTTTTTAATAATTAGAATATGAGTATATCTGATAAGTTTTTTATATATGGAATAGCACTTATGCTTTACTATATTATAAAATGGCACGCAGAAACAGTAGCATGATTACCGCATACGGGCTTATACATTGCAGTAGTGGCAGGAGTAATTGTTGGTATTACTTTATTTAAATAATATGTCTAAAAAAATCACTATCGAGGAAGAGAAAAGAATTGCATCATGGTATGGAGATGAATTATGTAGCCAAGAGTATATAAGGAGAAATCTACATCACGGAAGAAATCAGGTAAATAGGATTTTACGACCTAAAAATATAGCTTATCTCCTTTATGATGAAATGGAATTGCATGACGTTACTTCAGTCTACTCAGACATATACAAGGAAGAAAATGAGCGCTTAAATGAGCAAGCAATAATTGATAACCGCGCTTTTTGGTGAATGACATGATTAGCAGTAATTCAATTTATTGCCTTTCTTTTTGCTTACTATCTATAAATACAAATAACTCGCACCGAGCGATTCTCGGGAATAAATAATTTAAAATGAATGCAAAACTTATCTGAATTTCGTGACTCGCTATCGCGTGTATCACACTCATCTCATATACATCCGTACAAGCCTATTCATACTTCACTACTACAACTATTGAAGATGTTCGTAAAAAGAATGAAGCCTTCGAGAAAGCGAAAAGTGAACTATTGAAAGAGCGCGTGGAGTATTGCAATGACACGTCCACAGGGAAAATAGACTATGACTCGTGTGGAGAGTTTCTCAATAAATCTCTTAATGCGAAAGCCACGACTGGGAGTGTAATCCCAGAAGCCCCCAAGTGATATACTGCGAAGCACTCATTAGTTTTATCAGGATCTCATGATTATCGTATTTATTCGGATAGACTATGAGCTTCTTGGAAAAATAATAATCCTTCGTGACTGACATGGTGAGTATCTAATACTCTAAAATGAATCTGGAAAGAAAGATGAATAGAATATCAGAAGTGAACTCTACGCCCTAAGAATGAATGATGAAACTACATACTTTTCTCATCCATAGAGCATGGCTTGAGAGCAAAGGTGATAGCAATAAGGGAAAGGTGGTGAAAAGCGAATGTAGGGCATTTTCTTGCAGGCTGGTGAACCGACTATGTGAAACTCTCCTTCTCGACTGATAAAATCATAAACGAATTATCAGAAGAGCAGTTTGCGGAGTTATTCATACAGCAGATGAAAAAAGAAAGCCCTTGAATAGTAAATCAGCTTGTGAAGGATTGAATCTTGATTATAAACTAACTATGAACACTACTCACACATACTACGAAGGCAAGTACACTTGTAATACTTGCAAAAAAGTCGATGATACATACTCTTGTACTTGTAATGGATGCGGTCGGGATAATATTTCTTTAGCTAAATAAATATGGAATTTCCAAAGAAACAGATAGATAATAGAAAGAAGAATACGAAACGTAAAATAACACCAGAAGTAGCGGAAGAAGTACGAAAAAGAGATTCATGGTGCATATTTTGTATGTTAGATCATGGAAATATGCAGTATTGCAAGTGAAGTGGAGAAATAGAAGAAATACACCACGCATACTATGGAATTGATGCAAACTACTGACCAAATAGAAATGATGCCGATCAGTTGGTGTGATTATGTACATGATGCCATGACCACTTGCATTCCAGATGATGAGCTGATTATAGGCAGTATTGTATCAATTATCTAAATCCATAATGACTATATCAATAACTCCTACAGAGTCGCAAGTACAAATGCAGATAGTAGAATACCTCTCTCTCCTAGAAAATCAGAAGAAGGTACTATGGTTTACAGGATCATGAAATGGTCAGTTTCAAAAATCAATGTGAGTAAAGATGAAAATGAAAAGAGAATGAATACGAGCAGGTATGCCTGATTTATTCATTGTATTTCGATCACAAATCGTTCTTATAGAGCTTAAAAAAGAAAAGGGGGGATATCCTACGGAAGAACAGAAAAAAGCGATAGAAGCGATAAATAAAGCATGAGATAAGTGAAATATAAGTGCTTTTATAGCATATTGATTTAACGAAGCGAAAGAAATTATTGACGGATACATATAATTTCATATAATGGATTGGTCTATTCGAGGTAGACTTTAGAATCCTTCTTTTTGCGTAGAGCCTCGAACTCTGCGTGAAAAAAAGGATTTTTTTCGTCCCTACAGACGTTAAATGGTAGCGGTAGAGGTATCGAAAAGTTGTATAGGTAATCCTATATATCCTCTCTTTCGTAGAGAGGAGGGGGAAGGATGGGCAGTATATCCGCTTGTACATAGTACCTTCTTTCCCCTTCTCTTTATGAATTTACTTATTTACCTTCTCTCCCATGACAACTAAAGAATATATATCTAAAGAAACAGTGCTAAACATACTTCATGATGATTATAATGAAACCTATTTTGATGAGGCTATCAAAAATATAGAATCCCTCCCCACCTTCTCCCCCGAGAAGATTATAGAGAAAAAGAATGATATGTAGCTCTCTCTATTTCTAAAACAAAATAATATGCCCACCACTACAGACATCCCGACAGAATTGATAACAAAGTGTAGCGAAGCAGGATTTGATCACTCATGGGAAAATTCTACACCTAATATAGTGTATGCTTGCTATCCTCCAAAGTATCCAGATAAACAAGAAACCTGTAAGAACTGCTGACTTACGAGATTTCATAGACAGAAAATAGAGACTTGGATAGAATATAAAATTTAACTAACTATTTATGAACACACTTATCACTTGAGCTAAGGAGGCTTTATTTACCTGACATAATACACAATCTCTCTGATCTAAAGATTTAGCAAGCGCGTGGTGGCACTGACAATATGCTGTAAATCTCTGAAAGAGATTAGAACAGTATGAAAAGGGAAAAGAACTTAAAGATGTATTTTTGTAGTCTGCCTTGCAGTCCCTTCGGGGATTGTAGATAGATTATAAGAAATCAATTTTCTTTCAGTGTCTTTCAAAAAACTCTCTAATAGAAGCTCGTGAGCACTCTTTGCAGATTGCGTATGGACTTGGATTGTTGGGACAACCTTTTGTATAACAGTTTATCATAGAGTCTCTGCTATTGATCCTCTCTTTGTATCTTTTGCTCTCATAGTGAGACTCAGTCTCATATACATGGTGTCGAGCTCTTCTTGTGTGATATTTGCGCTTCCATTTTGTCCATTCCATACTCACATAGTCACGAGAGCTTCTGGAGTTTTTCCGACATATCGCGCTAGCATAGTGGCAGATTCAATACGAGTAGCCATGCGATCAGCACTCGATCCATTCCATATACCTTTTCTCATAGCGGAGATTTGCTTTTTAGCACTGTCAGAAAGCCCTTCCTCTCGGAAGAGTACAAATCCTGTACGATGAGTGACGTAGTTTTTTACGCATCCGAAATAGTCCTTACGATCGTACTTATTATTGTAGTTGTCGAGGACAGTCGCAAGGAGTTCTGCAGTACAATGACCATATGTAGCCTGACCGAACTTTATTCCTTCGAGAAGTCAGTCACTTGCATCCACATTATACGCTTGGTTTCCGTAGAATCCTGATACATAAGAGAATTTCTTTTTGAATATATTTTTTCTATTTAAAGAAGTATTATCGATCATGAATGATACGATCTGGTCATTAGGGTTCTTATCATTCCACCACTTTCGGACGACATCGACACCTGTCGATACATTTGCTCACATACTAGGATTCCAGTCGCTACGCTGTGTTCCAAGTGTCGCGAGCTCCCACCGTTCATCTTTTGTAAATTCACGTCCCACAAGGCAAGAAAGTGCCGTCATAGGTCAATACAGAGTGCATTGATTATATCCGTATGAGTCTACGAACTCGTTTTGATTATACTGAAAAACCTTCGTAACTTCTTCATGAGAAGAAATGAAAGTGGAGAGCTTATCTACTGTCGATCCTGTAGGTAAGAAATATTCATTTCCTGTCAGGTTCTCCATTGATAGTCAGTGAGTGTATTGCATATTATTTTGTGACGTTATGACATGGAACAGCGACGAATTTCTCCACTATTTTAGGCGGTCAGCACACTATTTCAGGAATTATAGAGGGACACATAGGCTTTTTCTCTATCACCTCTATACGAGGAAAAAATGACCATAGAATCGTATAGAATACTGTCATCGCCATTGCAGTATAGAGTATCCATTTTATTTTATAGTCGAATCTGTCTACTCATTTGTCAGAACGTGTCATATTAAATTTTGGTTAGGAGTTTTTTATATGATTTTGTCATTTTATATTCTCGCATCATAATGCTAGTTAATTTAACATTCATTTGTTCGTTTACAAAAGCCATTCTATTTACCATATCTGTCCATGAGTGTTGTCATATCCTATCTTTGTTCCAAGTATCATCGTAAAATAATTGAAGTGGTGCCATAGATATAATATGGCAAAGTTCATGCATGATTAACTCTATTACTTTTTCATTAGGCTCATTCTCTATATAATCTTTTCTAAAATGTAAACGTGCTTGAAATCTTGAATAATCCGCGTTTTCCATTTCTCATATTTCTTCAGTTCATTCTACCATTATAAAAGAAAGTTCCCATTCTTGTAAGAGAAGAAATTTGCGAAGTGATTTTATGATTTTTGATACTTTTTCCATTAGGTTAGTCTAAGTGATAGTAGGCTGATATGCGAGAGCGACTGAGAGGAGTATTTCTTTCATATTTAATAGTGAGGAGATACAATACCTAGATTTTGTCCTGCCTCTAACTGGTCAAGAGCTTCGTGTTCTACTATTTGCAAAAGCTCCTCTACTTTTTTTCTATCGTATCCTTTTGGGAAGTGTGTATGGTGAGACTGCGCAAGTTGAGGCTTAACTTCATTTTCCATATTAAAGATAGTGAGTGAGTATTCGATTCGCTTGATCCTGAGTTCACTTGAGAGCCATGAGAAAATGATCTACAGGCATTTCTTGGACAGTAAGTATATCTATCTTGAGTCATTCTTTAGGACGTGCATGAGGAAGTCATGCATGGTAGTTTCCTTCTATATCTTTACATACTTGGTATTTACCTGTTTCTTGTGTCATATTATGAAAATGCGTATAAAATGATAGGCTTTATCCAGTAACCGATACCTATTCCGAGAGGAAGAGCCCATTTAGCTCACATATACCAGAAATGGCGCTTTATCTTTGCGAGGGGATGTGAAAACGAACGTAAAACATAAAACATGAAAAGGTTTTATAGGATAGATCGAGTGGCGTTTTGATTCGCATTTCGACTCCGAAGAGACCTCTATTTTATTCTTTTTTGGATAAAAAGCAATTATACAGCTCTTCTTCGTTCACTAGGTCGAAGAGGTTTTGTAGGTTTTACTGGAGTTGCCTTGGTGATCTTCACTTTAATTTTAATTTTACTTTGTTTCGATTTCTATATCGAGAATGTTAAAAAATGAATATTTTATTGACTCTGGAGCTAGTTTAATAAATGAGTATGTTACTAGCATACCGAGTAGAAATGCGATTATGTATTTTACTTTAATCATAGTTTTACAAGTGCAAAGGTTGTTGCTACTGCTAGTATAAACGATATTGTGTATTTTACAAATTCTGTTAGCGCAGATTCTCTCTTTTTTTCAAGTTCTGCTATTCTTTTTTTGTTTTCTTCGTGTTCTGGTTTGGTAACGTACCCTCACCTTACCTCATCAGTAAATTGCTTGAGCATTAATTTTATATCTCTAATATCCTCTTTCATAGCGTCGATATCTCTTTGCATAATTTTTTGATTAGTGTTTATATCGTCTATGATAAGAATTTTCCCTTGTATTTCATTTCGAAATGCGTGGTGTTCTTCCTTCATTTCTTTAGATAATTCAACTTTAAATTCTAGGAGTTTCTGGTCGTCCATTGTTACGGAAGTTATAAATTAATTTTTATTCTGAGATAGAGAAGTATCTTGCGCTTCTTTCGTTCGTGGATCACGAGATGCGAGATATGCAGAAACTATTCCTGTTATTATAGCAAGAAGTTCTTTATTTGGATCAATTTTTAGAAAGATCATTGCTATAACTGAGATAACACAGAGAACGAAGGCAAGCGAGAGTGTAGAGCAAAGGAAAGAAGGCATATTAGTGTGCTAAGCGTAAATTATGTAAATGAATATCCATATGTTCTTTTGGAGATAAGACACGATTCCAAAGACGAACACCTAAAACTCATTGTGGAAAAGAGTTATTAGTTGGTCAGTTTTTCCCTATATAAAGAGTATTTGTTGATGAAGCGTTTGCATTTGTTTGTAAAGTCCATGTAAGAGATATCGGCTTTCAATCTAAATATCACGCACTATTTGTTGTTCAAAATTGATGAGAGAAAGAAAGTGTATGATATCATCAGTCTTGAAGGGTATTAAAATCGCCAGCTCATCACGTTGCAAATGCATTTGATCATCAAGCACTAACCCACTGTATCACTCGAAAATCAGCAGTACCGCCAAAGTATACCGAATATTCCACTGGATTCCCTGACGCACGTTTTGCAAGCACCATGGCATCTGTATCGGATCATTTCCATATTAGTGAATATGAAAATGCGTTTGTAAATTCTATAGAAGAATTACTTGCAAGCGTAGCATAGTCAGATGATCCGTTAAAGTTTCATTCTTGAGAAAAATATCCTGTTCATGCTGTCTGGTATGTTGGAGCATCGACCAGAGTAAGATTATTACCATTTCCGCTTGTATCATTCCCATTCCCACTAAATAGCCATTCTCACACGAGTCATGCTTTTGGTATTTGGTAACGTCAATATGCCCCCGACTGACGAGATCAGATTGAGTAGTCCCTTTCTAAGATTTTTCGAGAGCGGTTATTTTGTATCATTATGAGTATTCATTAACTTCCCCAGACACACGAAGTACATTTGTTGTAGAGGCAAAAACGTTTATAAGAGGCGCTGTAGCATTTCATTGAATACGGATTTTTTCTGTTACACTTCCAATTTTTGGTGGAATGTTACCATATGCAACTACAGTTTGTGTTCATGATACTCAAACTTCTATAGTATAGTCGTAGGCTACAGTTGCGCTTGTGTTCATTATTTTGAGATATATATCCTGCCATGTGCTCGTTGATGTTGGTCACGTATGCACAAGTGTGTTTCATGTTGCTGTTCCAACAATAAGTATTGATTCTCAGCGAGTTTGCGTGGAAAGGAGTTTTGGTACAAGAGCCATAAAAAAGAAAATTAAAGAAATATACGAGATGCCAGATAAATATCGGAAATGCTTGACCCACCACCAGATGGAGTTTGCCAAGTTGCCGTTGTCGAACTTGTAGCGGTTAGAACCTGACCACTCGAAGGTGCTGTTGCTGCACTTACATCGACAGTTGTAGTAGCTGATTTTAAAGCATTTGTTATTCCTGATGTAAGCCCTGTTGCTGTTCCTGTAAGGTTTGTAGCTGCTCCACTTGAAGGAGTCCCTAGGGCTCATCCATTTACTACTGGTGATCATGCTGTTCCTATGTTTACAGCTAGAGCAGTTGCGATTCCTGTGCCAAGTCCAGATACTCATGTAGAAATAGGAAGCCCTGTAAGGTTAGTAGCTACTCAAGATGCAGGAGTGCCTAAGGCTGGGGTTACAAGAGTTGGAGAAGTAGCAAATACTAAAGCGCCACTTCATGTTTCATCACTTATAACTCATTTTAGCTCTAGCGAAGTAGTGGAAGCGAATTGCGCAAGAGTTCCAGACGTAAGAGCATCTCATCCTCCTGCTGGGTTAGACCATTTTAAACCAGTTGCCTCTGCTGAGTCAGCTGTAAGAACTTGTCCGTTTGTTCCTACTGCTAGGCGAGAAGCTGTATTTGCTCATGTACCTACTGCCAAGTCGCCTTTAGCATCCCATATTGAGTCTGTAGCGACTGATCCGCCACCTGATATAGTTATATCACCACTTCCAAGAAGTGAGTTTCAATTTACTGTCTTAATGTTTGTACCAGAGACAAGTGTCGCTTGTTTAGCGTCAAGTGCTGTTTGTGTAGCCGTAGATATGGGAAGTTCTGCGAGTGTTGTCTCTTTAAGATTGTTAGAATCTGAAACATCCGCTATTAAGATTATGTCTCACGTTGCAGGGGTTACCGATGTTGTGTCTGTAGGGAAAAGGATATCTGACATAGTATTTTGTTTAAGGAATTATTCTTGTAGTATAGGTAGTTCATCATACTGGAATATCTCATGTAGTAACATAGACGATTATTGGATTCCCTAGGCGGTCACAAATTCTATTCCCTAGGCGGTCACAAAGATAGCTTCAAAATCTAGAAATAGGCGTTCTTGCTGTATAAGTAGTTGTTGGGATTGTACGAGTTGTATACGCTGTCATATTTTTATATTAGTGAGAATGATTCTCATTACAAGTTTATTTTTTAGATGTTAGGATCGTATGTTTCGTAGGCAAGCCAAAGTACAAATACTATAAGTATTATCCACATATATTAAAAGTTAGAGATTATTCATACTCACGCGCCGCCTGCTACACCTCATGCTATTCATTTTGTTATAGGAGATTTTAGGATTTTTCAGAAAGTGCTTATATCTTTTTTAGATGCAATCATCTCTCTTGCTTTATAGAGAAGAAATTGTTTTCTGAGAGATTCTTTTGCTGATTTATTGAGAACAAGTGAGTCAAGTAGCTCATTTGCAGAGTCTCTTATTGTTTTTACTGCTGTATCATAAGCACGTCATGTAGGTGCATCAAATAGTTTTGGTTTCACGCTTTTTATATAAGCGTCGAATCTTTTTCGGGCTTTTAGGATACCAAGTGCCGTTCCGCCTTCTTCGTTTACCATTGCCTTATATTTATTTAGGAGATTTTGTGCTATTTTAGCATTATCTCATACCATTTCTGGGTCATCCATAACAGTATTAAGAACCTTTTTAATATGGTTACTAACTACATTTTTAGGAATAATAGGATTTTGTTTTGCTATCGCCAATTCAAGTGCAGTTCCTTCTTCCTCTATTGCCTTCTTTAAAAGGCTTACATTTTCTGATGTAGAAGCTCATCTCTTTAGATATTGATTTGCATTTTTTGCGATTTCTATATCAGATTTATCTGGTATATAAGTTGCCTTCTCTCCAGTTACTCACATTCATGATTTTATCTTTCATGCTAGTTTTAGCTCTTCTAATTGCGTTGGGGTAAACAATTCAGGAGATATAATCTTTAATGCTTCTTGCTCTGATTTAGATAGCCCTCATGGTACTTGTACTTTTGGAGTCTTTATTGATTTTACTAAGCTTCTTGCTCATTGAAATACTCCTTGAGTTACTACATTTCATAATGCTCATATTGCTACTGATTCAGGCGTTATTTTACCTTTTGTTCCTACATCATATTTAGCGCCCGCGAGCCCTCCTTCCATAGCAAGTTTTACAGGCATAGCAAGTTTTCCAAGTTTTGTTATTGCTCATACTTTATTTGGTCATATAAGAGAACCTCCAATATCTGTTACAACTTCACCAACTTTTGCGCTTGTAGTAGTAGGATCATAAAGCCCTGTAGACTGCACAAGCTCTTTTCATTTCTTTCATATGGTATTTCATATGGTAGCAAGCTTTTCGGCATCTGCTTTTTGTTTCTCGCGAATACTTCCGTAAGTTTCATTCGGATTTATTGCCGCTCATATCGCCGTTCCTATCATGCTCATAGGATTGTATTGCGATGCTTTAGATAGAAAAGATGCTGTATTTCCTAGAAAATTTGGAACTTCTGATACTACACCTCACAGTAAATCCGCTCATACTCATGCTGTTTGTTCTAAAAATCCACTTCTATTTGCATCACTTGCAAAACCTTTTTCTTCTTGCCTTTTCTTTTGTATAAATGCTATAGATTTTTGTGGGTCAATACCTTTCTCTTTTTGGATCTTCAAAAAGTTCACCTCTTTCTGTGAATATCAATTTCATAAAAGATTTTGCTCTGCTTGTACTTTCTTTTGGACTTCTGGAAGCTTGCTTTGGAAGTCTTGTGTGTTTATACTGCCAAAAGAAGAGCCTCATGAGAATTGTCATGAAGTTCCTAGTTTTGATTGGCTGAGTATTTGGTCAAATAGATTCATATTTTATAAGTTAGAAGCATCATTCCAGTCATTTTCATCTTCATTTGAAGGAGTACTTGCACCTTTTTCTATATATTTTTTTGCATTATCATAGTCCTCAATAAATGCACTCATGTTTCTTTGTCACTTTGCCTGCGTCTCTATTGTTTTCATTACACCTCTAGCAAGAAGGTTTCGCATAAATTCTATTACAAATTTATTCTTTTCTTCTGTAGAAGTAAGGTTTGGAAGTGTCTTTTGGTAGTTCGCTATATCTGTATCTGTAAGCACTCCAACCTCACCAAATATTCCACGAGCTACTTTTGGTGTAAGACCTGCAAGTTCTGCCATAGCTACTTGTGCCTCTGTGTCATATGGGTTATACTTTTTAAGAGCTCATAATATAGGTCATACACTCTGTTTTGATAATCGACTTTCAATACTAGAAAGCTGTCATTTTACTGACTCCATGTCAGTAAGTTTTTGAAGTGTTGAGTCTGATATATCTTTCTTATAAAGTGCTGATTTTATAATAGCGTTTCTTCCTACATCGTCTGTCATTCGAGAGTTAACAATAGCTTCTATTTGAGGTAGAATTGTTTTTTTATCTGTCGCGGTAAGATCTGCTAAATCCCCTACTCCATTTGCTATAGCAAGGGCATTTGCATCATATGTTGGCTTTATATTTGCCTTCTTACTTTTTAGCCACTCGACTTGTTGCGCCTGAGAAAGGAGATTTCATTTAGCATCTTTAATCTCTACATCTAAGTGAGCACCACGACCTGCCTTGAGTTGCTCTGGAGTAAGAGTTTCACCGCTTGCTCCTTTCACATTTCCTGTATTTCATCGAGTACCAACTATATCTCCAAATCCGAGTTGATCTCATGGTTTTACTCCGATAGATTCTAAGTGTGAGTATCGTACTTTATTTCAATTTTCATCGACCATTACTACCGAGTTTCCATAAGGAGAAGATTGATAGTTTGCATCTATTACAGATTCTACCTTCCAATTACCACCTGCTGGCATAGGATCACCGAGCTTTCCTGCTAGATCATATCCTCTATTACCTTCATAAGTTCCTACATTCTTTCCGAGTACATCAAAAAGCGATTTATTTGCATTTAGTTTATTCTCTAATTCAAGTGCTTTTGCACGTTTTTCAGGATCATTTTCTATTTCAAATAAGAACTGTTCTCTTGTTGCATCTTTATTTAGCCTTGCAAGTTCTTTTTGTTGGTTGAAGTTTCTAATGTCTGACTTCTCTGATAGTTGTGCTTGTAGGAGTAGTTTTTGTGTATCATTCAAATTCCCTGTAAACTTTGCTTTATAACTATCCTTCGCTTGGAAGTCCTTTTGCATCTGAGAAATATACTGTCCGAGAGTTCCTCACTTAGCAATAAGTGCTTTAGCATCTGCAATATGTTGCTGTGCTGATTTCTGTGCAAATATTCCTTCCTTAGCGTATTGATCTATTACACTATTGATAGCCTGTACTGGATCATTCATTGCTTGTGCTTGTTGTGCGATCTTTTGGTCAAATTCTGCCTGGTTAAGAGCGAGTGCGTTATCTATTGTGCGTTGTTCTTTTGCTATATCAGCCTGTAAGGCTATATCAGCTTGAGTAGCGCCATATTCAGCTTGCGCCATAGTCATAGCGTCTTTTAAGTCAGCTTGAGTAAGTGTGAGTGTTGAATTTAGGGCGTTGATTTGATCTGTTGTCTCTTTTGTACGAGTTCACATGAGAGTCATGATCGCGCTTGCTGACATATCAGGGTACTGCTTTTTTAGATCAGCATATACTGCATTTCTTTCAGTATTTAATGTGTTGAGTTGTTTTGCTGTATCACTTACTGTTTTTGTAAGAGTCTGTACAAGTTCATTTCCTCAGACAATACGAGCAAAAGCCTCTGCATTTGTTTCATTTACTCAGAGTTTCTTTGCCACGTCACTTTGTGCTTTTCAATAGTAGTCTAACCCATCAGTTTTACCTGTAACCCCTCAGGTAACTGATTTCATCATATTATTGATTGACTGGCTCTTTTGGAATTTATCAAATTCTTCTTTAGCTTTTATGTAGTTTGGATTCTGCGCAAGAAGAGTGGCTGTTTCCGTTCCTATTTCTCACATCTTCATGTTATCGAGAAGCTGCGTAGGAGTCATTGTAGAAAACTTCTTGAAGTTATTGTACTTAAACTCAGCATTACGAAAAGCAGAAGTATTTTGTTTTGGAACACTTGCTCATGTCATAAACGCATTTAACACCCCCTTTTCATCTGTAGGAGTGCTTGCGAGTTTCGCGTCTGCTTCTGCTTGCTTTCTATCTTGTATAGCAAGTTCGGACTTCTGCTTATTAAGAGCCATTTGAGCTTCGTTTTTGGCTTTTATCTCTGCTGTTTTATCGAGAGGAGTAGGCGCGATTTCTGGTGTAGGCGTTGGAGTTACCGCGCTTGCAACTGTGGTTTCTGGTGGAGTTACTTGAGCTTGTACAGGTGCAGGAGTCTGTGTAGGCGTAGAAAGTCATTGTGCATTTGTAGGAGCTACTTGGAAAGTCTCACCATTTACCCCTTGCATAGTCTGTGTAGGAGTTAATGGAGTAGTTGTTGTTGGGGCTGGAGTAGGCTTTACTTCTGGTGTCGGGGCAACTGGCGCTACATTTCCATATGCAGTTTTCATAGCTTCATCCCGAGAAGTTCATCAAAGGCGTAATTCTCGAAATTTAGCCCTCTGTTCCATTGTTGTTGCCATTTGTGAGTTGGTTAGATTCTATTTCTTGTATTTCTTTTTCTATTTGAGCTTCTTTTTCTTTCTCAATACTATCGGCTTCATCGTTTATGATTTTCTCTAGGCTTGCTTCTATTTCATTTGCTTCATCTTCTATGGTTTTATCTGTTAAGTCTTGCCTATCGGCGAGTTTTGATACGTTTTCGTCGAGTTTCTTCGTCTTTTGCCTTACAAGTTCTCGTGTTTTCACATTATCTTCTTTCAGTTCTTTTTTACTTCTTACTATATCAGAGCATACCTCTGTTTCTGTTTCTTTTATTGTATTGATAATTTCATCCTTCGCAAGTGAATTATGAGAATCAATCTCATTAAGTTTTTTCTCAACATTTGAGAGATCAGTAGGCTTTATTTCGTCTATCTTTTCTATAATTTCTTTCTTTACATTTTGTAGACTTGATTGGATAGCTTGCGAAGAGAATCCACCTCCACCACCTGTAGAGTTTTCAAGAGAGAATAGCTTATCATGTTCTTCTATAGATAGTCCGCCTCCTCAAACTCACGATATAGGAGCATCTATATAATCAAGTCTTGAATCATTCGCAAGAAGTGGATTTGTGGGAATAAGGGCTATCCCAGCATTATCAGGGGCTGTATATGAAGCGGTTGGAAGTACATCATCTATACTCCTTGTATCCATAGTAAAGCTATCGAGCCCATTTGCTCCATTTATTGAGTTGACTGTAGCGGTTACATACACAGAGTAGCGCTTACCTACCTCAAATCCATTAGCAAGAGAGGCATCTATAGTTACAAGATACACTCATGTAGTTAGACTTGATACAGTCGGTGTATAGGCGAGATTTACACCATTCTCAGTCACTCTGACAATAGGTGTACTATCTGCATTCGCAAGAGCTCATGTATCAGCTCTATTTGTCGAGAATGTGATGTCGTAGATTGTTCCTATCTTCATACTTTTATTGCTTTTATGATCGGACTAGACAATACAGAAAACCCACCGCCTCCGCCAGATCATGTTATAAGAGGTAGTGAGAAAGATTGCAGCATAATTATATCCGTCACACTCCCTATGGCTCATCTTGCCATAGTAGATTCATATATTGAGAATGTAATATCAGTAAGTGCCATTATGTTGCTATGTTATTTTCATCATATGCTTTATTGCCGTACTTTACATACTGGGCTTCTAAGTAAGAGAATCATTCCGCCTCGCCTACTCATCATAATCCCCACTCTCTGACAAGAGTTCAAGTTCTGGGAATTCTGGTATGGGTTGTCATTTAGTAAGTGTTATCATTATGCGAGAGTTATTATAGGTGTTACCTTTATATTATCGGCGATAGAGCTTGGAGTATATCGTATGTATGTAGTAGAGTTAGCTCTATCTGTATCATTATATCATGTCCAAGTTGTTCCATCTGTTGTCTTTTCAAAAGTTCCATTCACATGGGCTGCTGTTGTATCTGTTAGTATGAGTCATCCTGTATCTGTATCATAGAGGTTAATTCTTAGATTTGGAACAGTTGAACCAAATCAAGACTTAAAGTACCATGCAAATACCTTCGATGCACTACTAGAGAATCCTTCACTTCCTATGTAATTATCAAGTCATGAGTTATCCTCGTAACTAAAGTTTATACCAAGAATACGAGAGGGTAAGCAAGACTCTCCTATTGTACGAAATTCGATTGCGAATTGAATTTCAGAAGCTCAAGCAAACGAGGCGAGACTATTTGTCTCATCTATCAAAGTCCATCCAGTCGTTGCATCTGTTGTGATATTTGCAGTACGAGCATACACACGGATAGGCTCTGTAGGCTTTCCGATAAGTGTATCCCCAAAGAATCTTACGATATTTGGAAATACTCGATAGAACTTCACAGCATTGGAGACGCTTATCGAAGGAGAAATGAGCCGTCCTTGTGTAGAACTTGCATAATTCCAGTCAGCACCAAACGCCATAACATAGATATGATTGGTTGAGATTGTCGTGCCTTGCTTTACTGCAAATATTCGATTTGCACCTGCATCCGTATATGAAAATACTGTAAGCTGATTCGAGAATATAGACGGATGATTCGTGTCTTTGAGAGATTGTTCAAGATATTTATAATCACGACCGAACATAGTATCGAACCTCGCACCTGAAGAAACGTATTTTGTGACATACGAGAAGTTTGATGTAGCATGAGTCGTGCCTACAATGAATGAATCTATCGACGGCATATATTCGATAGTCGATAGAGCTGATGTTGCAGCAAAAGTAGAAGTTCCTCATGGTGGTATTTCAGCGATAACGTCAGATTGCCATGATACATTTCAAGAAGTTATATTTGCGACTGCTGCTCGATATATACGAGTAGTTGTCACGAAATAGAGTGACTTAATACCACTTCCGAGTCCATGCGATGCAGTAGCAATACAGAGGTTTGCATTTTGTGAGCCTGTACCTGTGACTGCCTGGTTTCATGTAGTAAGCACCCAAGCAGATACAGAGTTTCCTGATGCTACTGTAAGTGCGGCTCGGAGATTGTATTTATATACTTTGTAGTTTCCTGCTGATACAAGGTCTATAACATAAGATATTAGTGACGTTGGTGTAGCTGTATCAAATTCACAAGCATTTCAAGCAGCTACTATATTCGTCTGGGTTGCTGCATCTTTCAGCCAATACATTGCTTTTTGGTCATCAGTAGATACTGCAAGGGCAATAGTCGTTCCTGCACCTGTGAAGTCTTCGATAGAAATACCCTTACCGTAGTGAATACCGCCGTTTGTGGTAGTGGCATTAGTCGCTGTATAGATTGGGCGAAATTCCTGAATGACGTATGCTGTACCTGCGGTAACTGTTCATGCCGATACATTGAGTGTTGCACCAGTATCACTCGCTTTTGCTGTGATACGATACCATGTTGTGATCTGCGAAGGATCGGTAGAGCCAAAGCCTATGCGAGCACCTATCGCCACTTTATTTGTATTAAAGAAAGTTCCTGTCCCTGTAACAGCCGTTCAAGATACTGCGACTGTACCTGTACTTTCATTTTTCACGTCAATCTTAAAATCTCGAACTGTATGTGCTGTAGCTGTCGCGAGAGTCATTGTAATAAATCACTTCCAGGATCGAGTACCTGTCTTTCTATTGAGTTCCCATAATGCCACCCTTCGAGTTGCTGCTGCTGCTACTGAGTTTTCTACTCAAAAAATATAGCATATAGTCGATGAAAGATTATATGCCGATATTTGATTCACCGCAAATGGTGTTGACTCTTCCATTGGTCGAATTACCTGAAAGTCAGGAGCAATGTATTTATCAATATCTGTTGCTCAGTTATTCGCAATGATTCATTTCCCAAGATTCCATTTTGTGGAGTCGTATGAGCTCTCACTCAAATAATTGAGGCTTGAGAAGTCTACGAGTGTTTCGTTTGATTTTCTTGTCATAATTTTATTATATGAGAATGATTCTCATTATCAAGTTAAAGTGATTGTAAAAATATTCCGAAATTTGGACGATCAGATGCTGATGTAGAAAAGTTTAGATCAATAGTCATTCTACTCGTCGATATATTAGTGATTATGATACTAGGATTTGTTCTAGTAAGCGCAAGACTAGATCAGAGTAGGTAAGAAAGTGTGCCTCATGTTGTCGTTACTGTTATTGTTTGTGTTGTATTAGTAAACGAACAGTCTATTTGCATTATCCCAAGCGCAGGGAGCGTAAAACTACTATTTGTAGGAGTATTCATTGTCGAGCGCTTACTTAGTGTAAATGTAGTGCTTCATAGTCCTGTTATTATCTCAGTAGAGTATGATTTTGCTATTTCTCAGTTATTTCATACAAGTTTGATTTTTCTTGCTGTTCCGTCTCCAGTAGATCATGAAGTAGAGGATACAACCATAGAGTAAAACCTCTTATTAGAGATGTTTCGATTTAATCCTGTTCTAATTTGCAGATCTTCCATTGGTGCTACTTGTCCGAGTTTAGCATAAGAAGACTCTGCATATTGTAAATTTACAGGTTCATTTATTATTTCTACATTTTTCATGCTCATTCAAAATTAAGAGTAGCACCCTTGTAAAGTCTAGGAGTATAAGATGTATTTGACGTAATAAGCTCAAACTTCATTTCAATGTTTCTCCAAGTTTCACTTACTGGAATTTCCGCAACACCAAACCCTGTTCAGTAAGTTGTTGTATCTATTGTCTTGACTGCACTATATGATCATCAGTTTGTTTTTATGTAACATACTATAGATGTAGAGCTATGAGGAAGATAGAATGGAACAACTAGCTTTTTATTATTCTCTCAGGTCAGCATATCTCTTGCATCAAATTCTAGTGTTTCAATAAATCATGAACTTGAATATATAAGAGGAACAGAGCTCTGTGAGTTTCATAAGTTTATAATTCCAACATTATATACATTTGAAGCTGACCTATAAAGAAATGTGATTAACGATGATACATCTCTCGATCCCCCTGTAGATGCTGTAGTATGTATAAAATATGGCGAAGCGTCTCCAGAGTCGTCTGGAGTTGAAAATGAGAACTCTCTATTTAAAGAGTATGGATTTCATGGAAAATACTGACCTAATGTATACAGCGATCTTACTCATGGTAAAATAACCATATCATTAATAGTCTCTATTGGTCATACAGTTCAATAGTTGTTTTCATTAAGAAGCAATCTATTGGCATCTGTATCTATATTTGAATAGAAAGGAGTTGTTGGATAGTCGCTCTTTGCTATAAGGGTAGGTTGATATGAATCTCCTATATATACATAGCGTATTGATTGTGGAGAACTTCATAAACTTCATTTCATTCCCCACCAATAATGCTGGTTTCAAAGAACCGCCACATTTCTTACAGAAACATCTTTATATTCTATTTTTTGGGAAGGACGGTCAGTGAGTCAGTCCCATATATAAAGATAAGTATTCACATAATCAGTAGTCCAAACATACACATTTGGTCATATTTGAGTGATAGATATAACTTTTCCTCCGAGTCCTCCAATAACTGGTCACTCTATACTAGAAGAATAACTAATAAGTGTACCATCTTTATTATAACGACATACTTGGTAGCCGTCTCCTATGATTAAATCTCAGTAGAAATTCAAAACAGGGCGACAAGTCTCTGATGTTCAGAATGCCACTAAAGCTGTTACTGATGTTGTAGAAACAAATTCATGAAGATAGCTAGAACTAAGCACATACTTTTTGTTGTTTGCTTCTGCAATATTCACACATCCAGCACCTGTGGTCATTGTAAATGTAACTCCTCCTGTTGGAGTTATGATTTTTCCATTTGCAGATATCACAACAAGATCATTAACTACACTTCACCAGTTCCCCCAGTATGTTACTGCAGCAGGCGGACCAATCCCTAGTGAGACTGCATCTAATGTAAAATTCACATTAGTTCACGCTGAAAGTTCTATATATCCAGAGTCTTTTCTATACTGGATATTCTTACTATTCCAAAATGATCACTTTTGTCATGATCTTTTATCGTATGAAAGTCATCCTTGAAATGAGTTTAGTGTGATTTGTCCTATCATTATCATCAAATAGAGTCAGGATATAAATTTAGGAAAGGCTCTTCCACAAACATATTATTTAGTGCATTTGCTTCTTCCTTCTCATATTCGTTCTTAGCGTCTATAATTATATTTCTATCTCTCCTAAGATAGGCGTGTATTCTCCAAACAAGACCGAGCTTAAGGACTTCGTGTGCAAAAATAGGGAGTTTCATATCTATTTCTGTTGTTGCTGTAGTCCAATCTCCACTTTCTATACTTCGAATTCACTTTATTTGTAGTCTTCATGTTCATACTTCACTTGTTCGAGGATCTGGAGCGATAAACACGCTTCAATCACGTTCAAAATATATAGGATCAAGATTCGACTGATGCTCTAGGTAATAATTCCAATCTGATTGCTCTACATCTGTTGCTTTTCTACAAGGAGTGTACTGAAGATTTCCTGTTTCTGTATAAGTAGCACTAGAATAAGCTACAGCAATTTGTTCTATGTGCTGAGCTCATACTGTCGTGCTTGTTACACTAGGTTTTGTGTATTCATCTTGTAAAGCAACTGTATCTGCTTGCCAAATATCCCAGTTACAGCGAGCTTTTCTTCGATTTACTACACGATTCCAAAATCTCTGGGTTATATTATGAAGATGTTTAAGTCAAAGTGTATTACTTGCCTTGTATTCAGGTGTTGCATAAGCTTCTTCATAAGCATCCGTGAGAATGTCGTTTACTGTAAGGTTAGCCATTTTTAGATAGGTTTATAACGAGGAGAAACTTCTTTTGAATCTATAAGAACTACACTTCTTGTGACAGTATCATATACCACTATATTATGAGATTCTTTCTCATTTTCAATAGTTTCTTTTATTTCTTCCGCCACTTTTTTAGGTCGAGCCATATGTAAAATTAAGAATAAACTCATAAACCCCCTCCAAAGAGAGGATCTATAGAGCTTATGCCTCTGCCGCTGCCGACTGAATCGCGATACGAACCATTCGTTCTTTACCAGAGTTAGGAGTCACAAGACCGTAACGAGTAAGAACTGTGTAGTTAGTAACGAGTTTCTTAGGCTCACGAGCGTCACGAACCTTGAGGTTGTCACGAAGAGCCATCCAAACTGCACCTTTTTCCATAATTGCACAGTTGAGAGTTTCAGCTGCCCAATCATTAGCCGCATTTGTCATTGTAGACGATGCGATAAGAGTTCCACGCTTAGAAACGACTGTAAGTGTATCACCACCTGGAGAATCTGTAGCTGTAAGACCTTCAAAACGTGAAGGATCTGTTACTGCAACTCCGTTAGCTGTAGTTGTACCAGGAGCATTCAGAAGAGCTGCAAGATTTACACGAGTTGCGTCTGCCGAAGCACCAATAAGAACATTACCCGCTGTTGTACCAATGGCAGCAACAAAAGTAAATGTCTGCCCATTGATTACTACTGTATCACCTGCTGTTGGGTTAGTAGCCATATCGAATACACGACTAGCTGTAAGGCAACCTGCAACGTATACGTCCATTCAAAGGAATCGTCCGCGGTATCCACGAGCGAGCTTATTCTGGAATGCTTCATCAGCGACATCGAACCCTACTTCAAGACCGAGGGTGTTGATAGTATTCATTGTAAACGCATCAACTACGAGAGCGAGCTTATTCATATCAACACCTGCATTGATAAGTGAAGCCTGAGAGTTTCCAAATACTGCAGATACATTCTGTGAACCACCAGTTGCAAGAGCAATAGGAGTGATTGTACCAGTATTAGCACGGAGACCACCATTATCGTAGACAAGGTTTGCATTGAGAACTTCAGCGAGGAAGTCGCCATCAAGACGCTCCTTGAGTTTAATCCCACCTTGGCGGATTGCCTGAGGAGTAATATTAATATAGTTGTCATCCTCATCGAGATCATCCATAGAGAATGTTACGACAGCGTTTGTATTGAGAGTGAGAGTATCACTTGCTGTTGTAAGATCTGCAAAGGTAAGATCTGTATACTTAGTATATGTCTGAGTAGACTGAAACGCGAGACGAGGAATATTAAGAGTTGTTCCGTCAGGAATAATCTTCATAGTTGCAAGATCCATTGCGACAAGTGATTTTTCAAGCACTGCCTGAATACCACGTTCCCAATGTTGTCGGACTACCGACGTAAATGTGTTAGCCATTTGTCAAAAAGTTTAATTATAAAGTTTTTTGACGAATGCTAGTATTAGAATCAGTATTTCTTCGCAGCCCATTTATTATACTGGTCTTTTGGAAGTTTAAGTGCTTCTTCTGCATCCAAATCCATAATATTCTTTTTGGAATTTACTGGAGGGGATTTAGTAGAAAAATTAGTCTTAGATTCTGATTCTTTAGGAATACTAGGCTTTATGAGTTCCCAAGCATCCTCACGAGAGAGAGTTCATTTGCTTTTGGCAATTACCTCTTCAATACGTTCTTTATGCTCTTTAGCCTCAGGATTTTCAGCGAAGAATAGTCTTGTTTCCATTCCGTCAAGACGTTTGCTTTCAGCTTTCGTACTTGCTATGTCTGGATTCAGTTCTTCCCATTCCTTGAGTACTTGCTTTGCTTCTTCAAGTTCTCTTTCGAGCTTATCTGCGAGCTTAGCTTTTTCAGAGACTTTTTTCCAATTAGATTTATTCTTTTTGGTTTGTTCGTCGTCTGAGGGATCATCAGGAGTTTCGTCAATTCCTGTTTCGATAGTTTCGACATCACTGTCTGAGCCGTTATCGACGAGCTCTTCTGTGTCATTAGACATAGAAAGTAAGGGTTATGCAATTAAATGCTTAGCTAGATAGCTAATAGAGAGGCGAGCCCCTCATATTAATCATCTAGTATGCTCCTTTCTCTTCTGGAATAGCCACCTCTTTAGAATGACTCTGGATTGTACTATTAAGCCAAGTAAGGACTGAAATTTTCTTGGATCTATCGAATTTCTTTTTATCGAGTTCTGTAAAGCAATACTGATCGAAGAAAGGTTCAATTGTATTAACGCAAGCAATTTCTTTATTATCTGCTCCTTGGTTAAGCCTGAGAGCGAATATCTTTCCTCCATGAGAATCATCAAGTCGTGATGCAATTTCTCTCATATACTCGACTGTATAAAGCTCTTTGTCAGACTGGGAGAAAATAAGTTCTCGTGAGCGATCTTCTTTGTGAGCCTTTTTAATTTCTTCTGTGAGTTTTCCTGCTTCCTCCTTAAGTTCTTTTTGAAGACTTGCAAAATGGTCTGAAAGACTATAGATAGTAAGTTCTTTTACACAAAATGCTTTCTCAACTTCATTCAGGTCTTTAAATGGTTTTTCTAGGACTATATCAATCATGTTATTGTGGGTTAGTAGATAATGAAGTTTGCTCGTTCCCTATTTGAGCCATTGCTTGGTTTACCATCTGTCATCCTTGCTGGGCTTCTGGTACTTGCTGAGTCTGTTGTGTGTATTGTATCATATGTGCTTGCCAATGACCTTCTCACTCTGGAGTTGTTCTATCGCAAGTTATCATATGTGTATAGTTGTCGTCTGTAGGATTTATATCTACCCATTCTCATCTTTTTAGGACTTCATTTTCATTTAACTGAAGAGACTCTTGAGGAGTCTTCCCTATGAGCTTTTCAAGTATTCTTGGTTCTATTTCGCTGTTTTCTCAGAACTCTCTAAGAGCTGTGACAAGTGAAATTGAAGGAACTCATGGAAGTCATTGAAGGAAAGCATAGAATTGAGAGAAGTTTACCTTCTTTCTTTGTTTTTGTCTTTCTGTCTCTGCTGTAGAGGTAAGTTTAATTGAAAGGTTTCCGTTTATGATAAACTCTTTACGAGTTATCTGTAGTGGTTGCTGAGTTGTTCCAATACCTGCAAATACGAGTTTTTTATCTGCATCTGTGAAGTTCTCGTAGTATCCATAGAACCATTGCATCACAAATTGTTCTTCTCCTATTAGATCAATTTCCTCATTGAGAGCGAGGTTTATATCAGTGTTGTTTTGAATAAGCTGATTCGTACCAAGTGTTTCTCTTCATTGTGTGTTTGTGCCTTGTATAATCTCTCCTATAGAAGTTGATCTCTCGACTTGTTTATCTGCATCTTGCATGATCTCACGAGTTGCGTCGAGGCGAGTTTCAGGGCTTATATTTGCTACGAGATTACTTGGCTTTACGTTTGCTCATTCAATTCCAGAAGAGAATCCTATTGTTTTGTTAAGTCAGAAGTTTAGGTCATTTCCATTAATAAAGTCTTTATTATAGACTCTCATAGGATAGAGCTCAGCCTGTGCCTTCTTCATTCGAAGATTAGCTACTTTTGATTTCATTACTTGAACATCTCGAACATAGTTAGCAGGACGATCTCCGCAAGGAATATCTGGTAATGGTTTCCAGAAGTAGAATACTATAGGAAACTTACGAACTTCTTTATTCTTTTCTTGTAGATAGTCTCATGCAGGAATTAATCCTGCTTTAATAACAAGAGTTCAATTGTTTGCTACTTCTACAAATCATGGCATATCATTGAAGTATCCGAAATGAAGATATGTTTCATACTCATCCATATTTCTATCAGGATTCATATCTTTCTCTTGCTGTGCTTCTCTCTTGTATCGCATAGCTCAGTCTTCCATTGTCTCTCATGGAGTCATTTCCTTAGAGTTTTCATAGTCCTTTAGCCCTTGCTTGTTTACTATTCTATCGACTCATACAAACGAGTAATTCCCAGAGAAATAATCCCCCATAGGATCGAAGACTACATTAAGTGGGTTTATCACTTCAAACTTATTCCTTTTATAGATTCCATCCCATCCTGTTCTTGCAACTGCTGAGAATCATGCCCAAAACTTATTCCAATCTTTATAATATTTAAGTGTCTTGATATCAGAAGCATTCAAGTCTTCATCAAGCGCAGAATTTAGCATAGTGATTTCCCTTTCTACTCATTCTTTTGTTTGCTTGAATTGAATAGAGGGTTTTGCATTAAATGCACGAGCGAGTAAGGCAGTATGAACGTTGAAGAGTGTAGAATCTCACAAAGCCTCCTTATCTTTTTTGATATTCATAAGAAGGTTTCTATCGTCTTGGAGTTGTGTTCTGAGTTCTCTACAAAAATCTATTGATCTGTTTCTATCGTAAGAAACTTGAAACAATACATCTTCTTCTGTCATTCATACCTGCTTGAGAAATTCTTTTATTTTCATTATTCAAGAGTTATATTGTTAGTATATGAGAATGATTCTCATTTGCAAATTTATTTTTAGTAAGGATGATCTTCATCATCAAAATCTATTTGTATCTCATCTTTCTCGAATATAAGTCTATCCATTTCATGTTCATATTCTTTTTGTGGTTCTCCTATTGCTTGTGGCTTAGTTATAAAGTTGTAGATTGTCGCAAGGTAACGATAAGCATCTGCATCGTGAGAAGTAAAATCATGTATTGGTTCTTTCTTGAATTGTCAGAGTTTATCATCCCACTCGAATTGATAGAGTGACAAGTTGTTCACGAACTCTTCAAGTGATTCATCTATCCAGAGATTCGGAAATATTAAGCGTCATGCGTCAATTCCAGAAGCTAGAGAGTTCATTGGCACAACATCGCAGTCACCAAGTAAGTTTATGGCTGTTTCTAGTCTCGTAAGACCTGTAGACATCTCACGTTGTCTAATATCATGTGGAAAATAGTGCTTTTTATAACGATAGGGCTTAGATTTGAGAGTTTCTGCATAATGTGGCAATCCGTAACCTGAATTGCTGTAGTGGTCAATTATTCGTATTTCCTTGCCTAGTGTCTGAACGAACAGAATCGATGTTGCATCATTCATTCCAATATCCCAGAAAGTTGTGACTTGTAACTCTGGATCATAGATTCCTTTTTTTACTCTTCACTCTGCAAAAGCTTTCGATAGTTCTTTTCCATAGACACTTCATCTCATGTAAGCTTCCCAACTACAATTATACTCTTGTTCAAATTCTTCTTCAGTCATTTCTTTGCGAGCGTCTTCTATTTGCTCTGGCGTAAGTAAGTTCGTATTTGTATGCCTCAGAAGCATCGTGTAGAATCTATCATCTTTTAAAGCTCTTTGGTAGAGCTGATAGAATGCATTCTTTCCTTTCGGTGTACCAATCCAAGTTACCCAACCTCCGTTAGCATTTATCATTGGAAAGACAATCTCTGAGTATATGTTTGATGGCTGTTGCGCATATTCGTCAAAAATAACTCACTTCAAGTCAAGTCATCGTAAACTGTCAGGATTCTCAGCACCAAAGAGAGAAATGGTAGATCCGTTTGTATAAGTTACTATTAGCTCAGAAGCGTTGTAAGTAAATCCTTTAATCTGGTCTCAGAACTTCTGTATCATTCGCCATGCTATCTTCTTAGCTTGTCGATAAGTTGGTGCAATGTATCAGTAGTCTCATACTTCCTTGATTGATTCAATGAGTTCATCAAGAATTGCTCATACTGTCTTTCATGCACGTCTATGAACTACAAGAACATTGAAGCGCTTTTTGTTCTTGATATATTCTTTCTGCCAGTCACGAAGATTAGTAAGACTTATATTTACCATTACATTGTGATTATTACGTCAATCTTGTCTCCTTTGCTTGTTATATCGGTTGATTGCTTCGGCTTTCCATATAGTCTATCCAAATACATCTCTAATGCTCTCATATCTCACTTCTTAGCCTTTGCAAGTAGTGTAATAACTAGTTCTCGCTCTACATCTTCAATGCTTTGGTCAAGTGCTATTTTTGATATAGCATCACGAAAAAGAGTCTCGACATTGCGTATTCAAGGTGGTCGTCAAGGGTTTCACTCTTGGAATCTCGTGGATGGATTAGGATTTGGATTTGCCATATTCCGATATTATTCCGATATTACGGATTTGTAATGTACTCAGTTTCTCTTTATTTCTATTGTAGAGTCTAGCTTTATCATACGATTGATTATAGTCTGAACATACTTTGGATCAAGTTCTGACATATAGCATTTTCTATTGAGTTGGTGGCAAGCTACCATTGTAGAACCACTTCATCAGAAGCAATCATATACTTTTTGTCATTCTCTACTAGAGTTCTTTATTGCTCTACTACATATTTCTACTGGTTTTTGTGTTGGGTGTCATACTGCTTCTTGTGCGTTCTTGCTTCATCCAAAGTTCCTAACACTATCAGCTTCCCATACATTCACATCATCATTTAATTTATCTTTCAAGTATTCTCATTTTCAGCAAAATATTATCTCTTCGTGCTTTGTGTGATATAGTTTTCATTGTCAGAATAGATTCTTTATCCATACAATCAAATTATATACTTCATATCAGTTTTCTCTAATAGTATTCATAAAATGTCATACACATCTCCAGTCAGAACATATATATACATTATCATCACAAGGCATAATAGAAAAACAGTCTTTGAATATTCAATCAAATTCTTCTCAATCATTCATAATTCCCATATTTGCTCAATAAGGCGGATCAGTAAACACCATATCCGCTTTCTCTCCATTCATTAACTTATTCACATCATCTATGTTTGTAGAGTCTCAACACAAAAGTCTATGAGAACCAATCTCAAATAAGTCACCGAGTACAATATCAGTCTTGATTCCTTCGTCTACTTCAAAGTCGTCTTCCTCTGCTTCTGGTACTTCTTCAACAAAAGGAACATCAAGTCCCCACTCCTCTAGTTCTTCCTTGTCCCATTCATTCGCTAGTATATCCCAATCCCATTCTCATCCTGATACATTGTCTTTAATAAGAAACTCCCTCTCTTGCTCTTCTGTGAGGTTATCAGCCACTATCACTGGTATTTCCTTCATTCACGCTTCCTTGCACGCTTTATATCGCATATTCCCTCATAAGATAATCATATCCTTATTGACTACAATAGGTCGGAGTTGTAGCATCTCTGGAAAGTTCTTTACACTCTCGACAAGGTTCTTGAATTTATCATCCTTTATGATTCTAGGATTGTTTGGATTTACTTTGATTTCTGAGATTGCTACTTTTGCGATGTTCTTTTGTTTATCGACTCGCATCTTTTACTTTGTTAATTGCATATTTAATAGGGTCTTGTTGTCAAAGAGTATCTACTTGATAGACTTTATCTCAGTCTGTTACTTCTATTCTACTTCATGGGAGTTCTTTTGTTTGCATAAGTTAAATTAGTTTAAAAACGATCAGTATTTCATTAGTATTGATTAGTTCCAGTAGATATCTTGAGGGATATTATAACTTCTTGAAGTTCTTGCATTTGCTACTGTTGCAATGTCCTGTTGTAATTCTTTAATTGTATATTCTTCCATATTATATCTTATTTTGGATTAAATCAAGAGTTACTTTAAGTTCTTCGTTATATTTTCAATAAAATCAAGTGGCGATGTAATTATAGTTTTTCAGTTAAGAAATAATCATAGATTAAAACTTCATCTTATTGTCTCTACCTGTAATTCTTTTATAAGATGACACTTAGATACTAATTCATCGTATTGATTTATCTTATCTAGCTCAGATGTTTTTATTAGTGTGTATCAGAACATATTATTTAGTTATCCAGCTATCTTTAAAATCAGTTCCATGTATTTCTTTGTCAGAAAATCATGCGTTTCTTTTCATTTTATTCCAGAATGCTGAAATGATGTCTTCGTCTATTATTTGTCTTGCCATAATTATTTATGTTAGTGGCAAGGCTACGATACTGCTCCGAAAACGACAATCATACTATCGTGCATCGGTGCTTTATCAGTAACATATTCACCCTTTGTATTTGTGCCTAAAAACTTTACTCTCTTTTCTAAAAAGCGGATCTCTTTTGCGTTTGGTAAAATGTGTTGATGAAATAATTTTGTGCTTGTTGATACAGGTAAAAGCATCACACACAATTTACCTTTTTTACTTTCTTCAATCGCTTTTAAAACAAATGCTTCTTTTAATTTTCTTGAATACGGTGGGTTAATAAAGTTGCTTTTCTCCCAATCAAATGCAAGTCCATCAAAGGGACTGAAAAGCGGACACGGATCGTATTCAAAATTAAATTCAGCATTTAACTTATCGTAAAGTTCTTTAGGCGTTGCCCAGTTGTCGCTATGTTCTATGTTTCTATCTTTCATTATAATTATGATTTTCGTTTAATAAACCGCCCAGCCACTAACACGGGTTTGGCAAAAGTGGGCAGAAACATTCTGCTAAGTTTGAGCATCCTACAAGCCCACCTTCGCCAAGCCCCAAACCGATCTTCGTTAGCTGTGCTGTTCCATTTATCAAAAAGGTTACCTCATGGCATTCATCCGCCATCTTGATAAATTATATCAGGAAGTCTTGTATGTTTCGCTATCTCATTTATCTTCTCTTCCAAAGCATCGTATTTTTCTAAGATTTTGATTTTTGGATTGTATACTTCATCTACAAGTTTATTATGAATTTTTTCTAATTCTTTTTGCGCGTTTTGTAGCTCGTCAATCCTAGAGTGAGCAATATCTAAATCTTGTTGCTGTCTCATTAATAGCTCTATAAGAGACTCGTGGTTGTAGACTCACATATTAGTCTTTTCTTCAAAAGCTTTCTTTTGTTCGGGAGTGAATTGTGATTTGATTTGAGGCATTTTTACTTTAGTTTAATAATATTATCAATTTCTAAATAAGGCATATTATATTTTAATTATAGATATTTCCAAATAAAACCTCATGCTGATTTTCTTTTTCAGCGTATACATGCTGATATATTTTTATTATTGACTCCTATTTCTCTCTGTATGTCTATAAGACTATGCCATGTTCTTATAAAGATGTTATCTTTTGTGAATTGGTTTACAGTTATTGCACGATTATGATTTTCTCAAAATCTTCCTGACATTTTATTTTCTTTTCATGATCTTACTTTTGTTAATCCTGTAGCATGAGCATGATGTATATTCTCCATTGGTGTACACCATTCTAGATTCTCTACTCTGTTATCTTTTTTTACACCATTCTTATGATTGACTTGTGGTTTATTTTCAGGATTTGGAATGAATACTTGTGCTACAAGCCTATGAAAAAGAAATCTCTTTACTTTTCATTCTTTACATAACATAAGACTAAAATATTTTTGGTAACCCATTGTATGTTTCATTAATTTCTTTTTTCAAGTTCTACGATAATTTAAGCTCTTTATATTTCATAAATCGCTTATTTCATACAAGCCCTCATATCATAGAAGTGGTTTCCAGTTTTCCATATTTTATAATTTGAAGCCTAATACGAATTATCTATATCATCCAAGTATGAGAGAGAGGATTCTTCCATGAGAGTATTATATGAAATAATATAGTAAAAGCAATTATTTTTTTAATAAAGAGATGATTTCTCTAAATGCAGAGTTTCTTCATTCATAGTAAGCATTATGCTCTGAATAATATCAGCACTCTGGATAGTAAAATTCAGAAGCTTCTGGTATTGGATCTTGTATAAGTTTTTCTAATTGTTCTATTGTTATTTCTTTCATAAGTTTATAGGTTAACGTGTAGCATTAGTATGCCAAGCTCTTTGCAAACTGGTATCATATCAGGATTGTCATCAAACATGGCTATTATTTCGTATCGTTCTTTCAGCTCAATAAGCCTTTCTTTTTTGTAGAGGTGATTCTTTTTTGCTGTATTTCCTTTTTGCATGATAAGCTCATCATATTCGATTCCATTATCTTTAAACCATGTTTTTGTAATAGCTGAATACTCTGTTGCTTTTCGTCACGTCAGTATTATTATTTTCGGTGCTTCTCATACATAATAATCTCCCTCCGTCATTGAATTTAAAATAAAACGCATTTCAGGGATTATTACTTCCTCTCAATCGTGATTATATGGATTACTTGAATCTGATAGTTCGCAAAGCGTTCAGTCGAGGTCAAATATTATTGCTCTTGGTTTCATTTTATAAATGGTTAGTTCTAAGTCTACTGATAGATTCTTTTACGAAGCTCTATCTTTCTTTCCTCTGGTATTTCGTAAGCATTTATTCTTTCGAGAAGGATTTCTGATATGTGTTGCATAGTTAAATAGTTAGTGATTTAGTTAAATGATCGCCCATGTCTGTTATTTCTCCTGTTGGGAAGTTGAATTTCAGATCAATACATTTCGTGTTTGTTCCAAACTTGTTTTTCGCTATGAAGAGAAGATTATGATTTGTGTCTTTTTCCCTTTGCATCACAAGCCCTATATCTGCTGAGGCTACGAGAGCTCCGCTTCACTTAGACTTTATTACTCCACCAAACTCATAACCTGTTCCGTCATTTGATATCTGGGAGAGGTCGAATACCGCGATATTGTTCTGGATAGCAAGTTGTTGAATTTTTGTTGCTACTTCCGTCATAGACTCATACTCACTTTTTCCATTCGTTCGGATATTTTGTACAAAGTCTATAAATACTACATCTGGCTTGCGAGATTCTGCATAGAGGAGTATTTCATCGAGATTATACTTATTGTCGATGATTTCTATATCTGCATTCTGTATAGACCTGATATCCATATCATGCCAACATCCGCGAGCTACATTTCCAAACTCTAATCCGTAGCGGTTGCAAAGAAGATTATAGAATACAAACTCTTTTTTTACTTCGAGCGAGAAATAAAGGATTTTTGCCCCCTGATTTATCACTGAGTTACAAATATGATATGATAGCTTGGATTTTCCTATATTCGAGTATGCCGTAAGCCTCATAACTGTTCCCTTCTGGAGTCAGTCAGTATATTTATCTAGGGAGGGAAGACCGGTAGAATACCCGAGTATTCATTGTTTATTCTTAGCTATCAGAGAAAGTTTATAAGAAGTTTCTAATACACTATCGACTGCATACTGCTTGCTTTCCCAGTTACTCATAAGCTTATAGAGTTCTACCCTGACTTCTTCAAGCTTTTTGACTCACTTGATAGATTCTTCCATATCCATTTTACGATCAAGGAGAAAGGTTTTACAAACGTACTCTAGATCTTTGTAGATATTGATAGAAAAATACTGACAAGACATGATTTCCATAAGAGCCTCATTCATTCCGAGTCTTGCAAATTCACTATGGATATAGCCTTGTTCTGTAAGTTCTTCTTTTGGGATTTTTTTAATAGTATCAAAAACCTTTTGGTAAGCTCCGAATATTGGAAAATCTATAAAAGCTATCTCCCTATAATCCATAGTTCATTCGAAAAACTTTTTTAGGATTGTTTGCTGAATAATTTGTATTGTTTGCATTAGAGAGAAAATTTAATAGTAGATCGAAACTTAGACTTCACATTCTTTATCTGCTTTTCTTCCTTCCAGTAGTCATACCACTTTTCTATCGTGCTTTTCATTTTCGTAGGAGAAGTGACTTCATTTTCTGCGAATACTTCTTTTACCCATAGGCGTAGAGATTCTATTGTTTCCTCTTGGGAAGGTTTCCATTTTAGAAGGAGAAAGTATTTAATAACGTAGAAAGTTATAGATTCGTTCTCTGGATTATCTATGTATTCTTGGAACGGATTCATGAGTTCTTCTTTGGTTTTTATATGTTCCCCTGTTGGTACCTGTTTATCTATACTATCAATGCTTTCACCTTGCTTTCACCTGTGCTTTCATATTGCTTTATCAAGTGCTTTATCAAGTGCTTTATCAAAATTTGATAGAGCAATTATATTAGAAGAGTATTGATTTTTGCTTCTTTCTATCATTTCTATAAATCCCCACTCTACAAGATCATTCAATGTTCTTATATAAGTATTATAGGATGATATACCTATAGCATCTTTTGCCATTTCAGTAGGAAATCAAAATTTCTTTCTCCAGCCGAGCCTATTGCAATGCTCTATAGCAAAAAAATATAAAGCAGAATGATTGGGAGATATTTTTTCTGGATTCTCGAAACTCCAGTCGAACCATTGTCGTGAGAGTGTATATCCGTCCATAGTATAAAAAAACTCTGTACGTTCCACTAGGGGATACTTGCGATATGTACCTAGTGGGACTTACAGAGATGTTTTAGATTGCAAGTATCCTGAAACATATCGCCCCCCTATATTATCACTTTTTTCTAAAAAAGCAAATAAAAAATCCTAGTAAGCAATCACCACGAAAGTTTACTAGGATTTTTGGCTCTTGCGAGCGGTGAGAGGATTGTATGTATTTCTCTCGGAAAATCAAGTCTAGTGGTGATTTATATGAGCATATTGTATTTATTTTTGAGGGGAAAGCAAGTCTGGATTCTCATAGATGCTTCAGATGATTTCCATCTCAGGAAAATTTATTTTTTCTCAATCATAGAACGGTAATTCTCTGAGCTGATCTGGGAGTTCCTTATTTATCCAGACATATCCGTACCATTTTGGAGAAAATTCTACATAGGCAGGATGTCAGAATATTAGAGCGATATCCCCCTCATATATCTCTTTTCCGTTCTGGTCTAGTAGTCAGGTGAATTGCATGAGCTCATGCAATTCATTTCATAAAACGATATGATTTCATGTTTCATCGTTTCTCCAACCGCAAGCACCTTTGTAGTGTGCTTCATATCAAGAAATCATTTCTTTCTTTTCTTTATCCCAAGCTCTAAATTTTATTGGTCTCATATATATAAAAATTAAGAATAAATCTGAGCTTGTTCAATAGTACAAAGTCCTTTACTTTCAAGATCATATACTTTTCGTTTTTGATCTATATCCATCTTGCGAATCTGTTTTGTAGAGTAGTGAGTCATACAATAAAAAAGTCATTATTTTGTCTCCAGCTGGTAGACTAGAGACGAGATAATAACTTCTTTAGTCGCTACCAGACGATATACGTATTATATGAATTTCTGTATTAATTGCAAATAAAAAGTTTTGACTTATATAAAATATATATATAATGACCTTACATCTTGTTGTGTCTGTCTCTTTTTAGCTTAGTGATGTTCGTTGAAAAGAGGTAGACACAGATATAGCAAGACGAATAATCCTCCCTGAACATCACTTCAAAGGGGGGATTTTTCATATATTCGAACCTCTCACGAGGATGTACTGCTAGGGACTGATAGATATGACCTAGAGAGTAAATACCTAGCCACCGAGTTTAAATAATGCTAGCACCCACTATCCAACGAAGCGATGCCCTCAGGGTAAGTAAGTTAACTCTCAACCGCCACTAGCTTGATTAAGACTAGGAAAGAGTATAAACATGGTACTAGTAAGCTCTCAATATGTAGCCGAAGAAGTCTTCTATGAAGGGGGATATAGGGGGAAGTGTATCTAAGGAGCCATCACCCAACTTCCTCGCTCGCCTCTTGGGTAAGTAATAATAAAAGATTTGTAAATAAAAAATCCCCGTATTTCATGGGATTATTATCACCTCGCTTATTCTTTCGATCCGCTACACTCATAGAGCTGTGCGTTCCGAGCGAGGAGAATAAAAAAACTTTTTGATTCTTAATACCGATCACTCTATAGCTTCACAAATGAATTTTTCACGAGTCATAGGCTTACTTCCAATGTATCTATTCCGTTTTTCATCGAAAGAATCGCATCGTATTACCTCTCATAAATCTTGGGTCAAAAGTTCTTTCGTGTAGTTATTTTCCAGAAAAGTAATTGGATTGTACGATTCATTCCGGAAGTCATCTTGTGACCAATGGCAAGTATGGCAGTGTAGGTAGGACATAAAACGTAAGGTTACTTAAATAATTCTATCAATGCGAGCTTGGTCTCTTCTGACTGGGATAGGAGGGATATTGTAGGGTCGTATGGAATATCTTTTTGTTTTCTATCATTCAATACTATGCCACTGTCTTTTACAGCTCATGGTTCTGGAAAATATCAAAATATAGCTATAGTTATTCCCTTCTCCTTCGCCACTATGAATACATCTGTGATAGTTGGTTCTTCTCCCAATATCTCACAGTATCAGTCTTCAGTTTCTCAATTAGAGAATGTCATATCCATCTTAAAATCTGCTCACCATTGATTTAGTCTTGAAGATGTAGGATTCAGGTCAGCACTACCAAGTCTCCTAGTATTTCCTGTATCAAAGAATCTAATTATCTGGTCTTGTGAATCTGTAGCATTTGTGGCGAATAGCTCAAAGAGCTGGAGATCTATTTTAGAGAGAGTCATAGGTGGTAAGGGTTATTTGATTTTATAAAATTTTGTCTTTCACAGCATGAGTGCGAATACATATGGAGCAAATCTTCACAATCCTATTCACGTGTACTCTGATATGTCCCAGATTAGTTTTGCTATTGTTTTCATTTGTAAGTTATTAGTGCGGACATTACGTCTCAATTAGACTGGAAATTTCCGACTGAGAGAAGTATTGCATCCTCATATTCTATGAAATTATTTATCATTCTATCTATGGGTGGATTCAATGCTTGTGGGTCAGATATGATTAGTTTCGTTTGCATATTTTATTTCTTAAGGTTAATTTCGTATCAGTATTTCTCTAGGGTGAGACGTGCTTGTTTTAGGTCGTCAGGATCTCATGGGATTTCACGGATTTCTGTATAATAATCTGTACCAAATTCCTTTGTAAGAAATCACCTGAGGGTTGCTTTCCTCCATCTATCAGGTCATTCGAAACAGTCGTCAGAGAACTCATACATTTTTCATGGCTCATATTGAGTAGTAGTTGTTGGAAGAGAGTTGATTTTCTGAATTGTACTTTCAATGGTGTCATAGTTTTTTGCATTTTGCATTATTTCCATGACTTTTTCTTTTTCGATGTATTCTTTCATATTCTGTTAAAGGGTTATTAATCGAGTCTGTATTTCTTTCATGGTTTCGTCATCACACTGCTCGTCAATAAATGCCTCCTCCCCATGAAATTATCATCAATACCATGTCTGTTCTTCTTCTTTCTTAGGGTCAAATTATTTTAGTATTCTTTGGATTCTTATAGACTAGTTCATCAGATTTTCATTTATATGTTTTTCAATTCTTTGACTCCATTATTACAGTATCTCCGTAGACTCTTTTTAGATACCAGTGAGCAAGTGTCTTTTGCCATGAAAACCTGTAAAGCTGATTTATTACTAACTTTACTCCGTTTTTATTTACGAGTCATGTATCTATAAGTTGGTACATAAATTGTATTGTTAGTAATTAATTTCCATGCCATTCCTGCTCTACTTCTTCTGGTTTTTTGAGTTGTGGAAGTAATTCCTGCCAGATTCTTTCTTTCACTCGTGTTACTGTGTGAGAAGTGTTATGTTCTTTAGCGAAGAGAGCGAGAGACGTAGTGGATTGAGTAAGTTGGAAATTCATTGAAAAGTAAATTAGTTCGATCCAACTTCAATTGCAAGTAAAAGTTTTCCGTCTGGGGTCTTTACTTGAATATCTCCGTATTGGGCTTTTACGTTTTCGAGGTAAGCTATGGTTTGAGAGATAGTCATATAGAGTAAGTAAATGAGAAGTAAATCGTTTCAACAAAGCCATTATATACTTGTTTCATTTAAATGCAAGACTTATTATGTACTTTCGCTTGACGTATTAGTTATTTAATACGTTTTATTGATTTATATGAGTCTTTTAATTTTTTTCACATTCAAGATAAAACTTTATCCACTTCATCTGAATCATACGGGAATTTAAGATTTGATAACTCGTCACAATCGTAAACTGGTATCGGTGCTTGTGAGTTAAAGTAAAGCATAGATATGCAAATTGCTTCATCTTTTGAATCGGCTTGTAATTCTATTACGGAACTCATTATTCATGTTTTATAAGTGTTCATAGTAGTTAGTTTAGTTTTATAAGGTTACTGTCTGGGAAAGGGTTACTTGGTGTTAAAACTCCAATTTGTATATCCAAGACACAAGTATCAGATATGTAATGTACAGTCAAAACAACTATCACACGTTCATTTCTTAGCTCAATTGTCGTGGTATCCCCATACTCACTCTTCCCAGTATTTTCAATACCAATGTGCGGAAATTGATTTACTTTGCTTTTTTCAAAACCAAATAGTTACTCCGTTGTTTGTTCTCTGTATCTCCATAGGTAAAATATTAGAATCTAAAAACTTCCTTTCAAAACTTCTCTATAAAATAGTATTCTGTTCGTAAGTTTCCTCTTGAAGACGTGATTATTCTTTTACAGAATTTATAGTTTCAAACTTTTATGTACTCTATTGTTTCATCGTATCACATAGTTACTGTAGTTTAATTAAATTTTCATAAAAGGTTCTATTCTCTCCGACAATTCAACGTATAGCTATTTTACAGAGAGAGATTTTAGTCTATCAAGTAATTCTTTTTTCTGTTCTTCCGTTATTGATTCGTAGGTTTGTATACGTTCGAGGATTATATCTTTGATATGTTGCATTATATTTGAAGTGATTTAGTAAGGTGTTCTCCGAGGTCTTCGATTTCTCCAGTTGGAAAGTTAAATTTTAGATCAATTGCCTTTGTGTTGGTTCAGAACTTATTCTTGGCTATGTAGACTATATTATGATTATTTTCCTTATCTCTTTGCATTACGAGCCCAATATCTGCACTTGCAACTAATGCTCCACTTCATTTTGATTTTATTACTCATCCAAACTCGTATCATGCTCAATCATTAGAGATTTGCGATAGGTCAAATACTGCTATGTTGTTGCGTATTGCCAGTTGTTGAATAGATGTTGCAATCTTTGTCATGGATTCATACTCACTCTTTCATTCTGTTTGGATATTCTGTACAAAGTCTATAAATATCACATCAGGTTTTCGGGATTCTGAGTATAATAGTATTTCTTCTAGTTTATACTTATCGTCTATAATTTCAATATCTGCTTCTTGTATTTTAGTAATATCATCATCATGCCAGCATCCACGAGCTACATCACCAAATACAAGTCAATATCTGTTACAAAGAAGATTATAGAATACAAACTCCTTTTTCACTTCTAGGGAAAAATATAATACTTTTGCTCATTGGTCGAGTACAGAGTTGCAAATATGGTATGAAAGTTTTGATTTTCAGATATTAGAGTATGCAGTCAATCTCATTACTGTACCTTTCTGGAGTCAATCTGTGTATTTATCGAGTGTTTTGAGTCCTGTTGAATATCCGAGTATTCAAGTTTTGTTTTTAGCTTGAAGTGATAACTTGTACGCATCATTCAATACATTATCTACTGCATAGTTTTTACTTTCCCAGCCACTCATTTTCTTGTAAAGCTCCAATCTAATCTTTTCTAGCTTCTTGAAGGCATCAATAGATACGTCTATTTCCATTTCTTTGCCTAGTAGGTTCTGTTTTGTAAGATATTCTATATCTTTGTAAGGATTCGGAGAATAGTAATCACAGGTCATTATTTCCACTATCTGTTTGTTATCTCCGAGTTTCGCAAAGTCTGTATGAATGTATCAATCTTTTTTAAATTCATCGTCAGGAATTTTTCTTAGTGTATCAAATATTCTTTGGAATCTTCCGAAAATAGGAAAATCTATAAAAGAGATTTCCTTGTGATTAAAGCTTCACTCAAATATCTGTTTGAGTATTGCTTTTTGTATGTCGATTATTTGTTCTTTCATGGTATAGAGAATTTAATAGTAGATCGAAACGTACTTTTTATGTTCTTTGGTCTCTTTTCCTCTTTCCAGTAATCATACCATATTTCTATGGAAGACTTCATTTTACCTGCATCTTTTACTTCATTTTCCTCAAATACTTCTTTTACCCATTTTCTGAGTGTTTCTATTGTTTCATCTTTTGCTGGTTTCCAATCAAGTAATAGAAAGTATTTAATAAGATAGAATGTAATTGATTCGTTTTCTGGATTATCTATAAATGTTTGGAAGATAGATGTATCTGATGTCTTTTCTTTCTTTTCATTGTATTCTTTATTAGCTGTTGTTATCCGTTTGTTGTTTGTTTGTTGTTTGTTTGTTATCCGTTGGTTGTTTGGTGTGTTGTATGTCTCCCAGTTATTCAATCCCAGTATGGTATAGTTGTTTGTTGCTTGGTGTGTTACTTCTCACGTTCTTTTTAACTTCTCTATTGCTGTCCGTACTTGTTGCCTTGTGAGTCATGTCTCTAAGGATAAGTGTTCTATTGATGTTATAAATTCTCATGGATTCAGTTTTTGTCCTTTCCATTTCGCTTCCTTATAGTTGCATTTTAGAAGGACATGGAGGAATAGTTTACAAGTTGGAATATCTGTATACCATTCCCATTCGCATATTTTCTTTTGTAGTTGGATAAATCCTTCCATATTTGTTATTTAAAAAAATCCCCAACGTAAGAGCGGTGAGGAACTTAGTCAGGGATTCTTATTGCATATCCCTTTCGGGTTTCATGTATTTTCAAACTATATGCAAAGTAGAAGTTTCACCGCTTTTACTTGTAATCCATTGTATACTATTTTTATGTAAATGCAAAAGATTTTTCACTCTCAAAAACTGATAATATTTTATCAATTCGTCAAGCGAAAGTATCAAATGAGACTTGATTTTATTTTGAATTACGCTATAATGGCTAGGTAAATACGACACGCAAAGCCTTGCCTAACACAGTTAGTATAAATAACAGGTACGTATATTACAAATTGTAGATAGGTTGGAGTGTTAGCTCAGCGGAAGAGCTTGTACAATGCTGACGAGCGTACTATAAAAAAGGATTTCCTTTGGTCGTAAGTTCAATCCTTACACATTCCACTCTATCTACAAATGACTTTCTAACCTTTCTATTATGCACCCAGATGACCCTACAATGTTCGATGAAGATGATATTATCTGAGATACAGATACATGACTCTTGGATGATGATAGTGACCTGCACGATTGTTTGGAGGATAGACTTGAACCTTTACTTGATAACATTGCTTAATATGCTAGATGACAACACAATTGAGTTATACAAATTTGATTCAGCTCAAATAGATATTATAAATACTCTTCTAAAACAAGCTTTTATAGCATGAAAAATGGAAGAACTCCAGTATTGGAAAAATCGGAAAGATATTCCACTTACATTTTAAATATGGAAAAATACCAACACTATCGACAAGAACTTGATAAAATACATGTAAATCTAAAAAGATGAGATAATGAAGAACAGACCTATCAAATAGTATTAGAACTTATAGATAAAGCTGAAAGAGAAGGAGTGAGACTAGGAACTTTAGCTACTAACAATTATTA